ATGCCGACGCAAGACAAACTCACCGCGCGCGAGACCTGGTGGAACGACTTCAGGTCGGAATTCCATGAACTGTGCTCGGGCCAGGTCGATGCCGAGTGGCTCGCAGGCTTGGCCGCGGCGCTCTACCCGCTGAGCAAGGATCGTGAGGCGCGAGAAGCCGCCAGGGTCGCGTTCGTGACACTGGGCTATGAGCTGCCTGGAACCGAGCTCGAAGGCTCGGCTATCCCTGCACCGCGGCTGGCTCCGGGCCAGCATTAAAGAGCTCAACCGGCGCAAGGCGCATCAACTGCTTCGCCTCCTCGACGGTGCCCGCCAGCCAGGTGTCGAAGTCCTGCAGCTCGAGCGGGATCACAGATCGCTTGTCCTGCTTGTCCGGCGCCAACTTCGAATCGGGTTTGTGCATGCGCGACATCAGCGGATGCGCGTCGGCGTTGATCGTGAGCATCGTGTAGCTCTCGTGGATCTCGCCTGTGGCCTTGTCGGTCCAGGTGTTCCACAGTCCGGCCAAGCCCCACGGCGCGCCGTCCGCGCGGCGGAACTGCCACCAGACGTTCTTCCCGGTCTCCCAGTTCGGCTCGTCGAAGCTGAGCGCCGGGATGATGCAGCGCTGCCCGCGCTTCCACGGGTCCTTGTAGCTGGCCTTCGCCTCGAGTTCTTCGCTACGGGCGTTGTTCGTCGGGTACTTGAGCTTCGGCTCCTTGGCGAACCATGGGATAAGGCCCCACTGCCCGGTCACCAGTTCGCGCTCGTAGCCGGTCACGTCTTTCGCGCGGCGGATGAATGGCGCCTGCGACCGCGGGAAGACCGTCAGCGGCCCCTGCAGCGGCCGGCGGCTGCGCCGCTCGTCGATCTTCCAGAACCGCTCAGCCTCGGCGGTCTCTGGCGATATGTAACGGTTGCACATGACCGCATTTTGCACTCGGAGAACCCATTGACGGCCGAAAAGCCCGGGAAGATACTGTTTATCCATCCAGTACTTTCAGGAGTTTGAAATGCCCGATCTACCCGCCTCTTCTCTTACCCGCGACCAATGGACCATGGCCTTCGCCAGCGCTTGGCACACGATCGCCGAAGGCAGGGCCGACTTCGAACAGCTGAAGATGCAAGGCATCGAGCTCTACGAAACCCACGGGAAAACCGATCCGGCCGAGTACGCGCAGCAGCACTTCAGCGAGGCCGAGGCCCGGCACCAGGACCGCGTGCGCGACCCTCTCGGCGCATTCACTGCCCTGGCCGTCGAGAACGGCATCATCAAGGCCGGTGACAAGCCCGATCAGAACCTGGTCGACTACGCCTACGGCGTGGTGGCCCTGTGCGCCAAGATCGGCGACGGCTACGGTGATCCGGACTTTCGCAACGCTGGCGAGCACATCAGGGCGGTCTACGGTCCGATCTAGCGTGGAGGACGACGAGCACTACAACTTCATGATGCCGCCCAGCATCTGGAGCAAGAAGCCGTACAAGTCGCGGCACAAGATGACCATCGCCTACGCCGCGGAACACCACCCAGGCGCCACGCCGATCCTCTCGACGCGAGAGGCGCGCGCCCCTTCTACCCCGATCACCGCCGAATCGGCCTACTGCCGGCTCACGCGCCCCAGGACGCCCGAAGAAGAGGCATACCACTGGTGGCTGATCTCGCGCATTGGGGCGAAGGACGGCGAGTAGACCGAATCATTGGGCGGCATACTGCGCGCATGACCTCCCCACGTCCTCGCGTCTACCTCGCCGGCCCGGACGTGTTCCGTCCTGACGCCGCCCAGTACTTCGCCCTGCTCTCGGCCGCCTGCGAGAGGCTGGGCCTGGAGGCGCTGTCGCCGTTCGATGCTTCCGTGACGGCCGCGACCTCTCCGCACCGGATCTACGAAGCAAACATGGCGAAGCTGCGCGCGGCCGATGGCGTAGTGGCAAATCTCGCGCCCTTCCGCGGCGCAGAGCCGGACTCAGGAACCGTCTTCGAGGTGGGTGTGGCTGTGGCACTGGGCGTGCCGGTCGTAGCCTATGGCGCCGCTGAGGCGGGCGCGAACCTGAGAAATGCCGCGGTGCACGTCGACAGCGCCGAGGAAGCGCTGCAGGTGCTGGCCGAGAAGCTGGGCACGACGTCAAGGGCCTGAAACGGGAAAAGCCCCCAGCGCGAACGCTGGGGGTGATGGGTCGGCGACGGTAATGCGCGCTACGGCGGCGCGAGGAGCGCTCGATCGTTCTTCACGGTGCCGAGCAGAAGCTGCACTTCGTTGTCTCGCCCTTCAACAACGAGTCGGCCTCGTTCAAGAAGCTCTCGACTTCGTGCAGCCATGGCCGCGAGGACTGCGGATCGATCCGCGACACGCTGGCAGGCAGCGGGGTCGGTTGAGGCTTGCTCCCGATCACGGGCGGCGAAGTCTGCGTATTGCTTGCGCACCCGGCCAAGCTCAGCAGTAACAGTGCGGCCGCGGTCATCCAGCGCCTTGAGGCGGGCTTCGTATGCATTGATGTTCTCCGTTTGGGTTTTGGCGTGTGCCGCCACCAGGGCGACGGTGCGCTGCAGGTCGCCCAGAGCGGCCAACGCACGGGCGGTGTTCTCTTCGGCTCGAGCGCGCTTCTCGGTGGACAGGTCAGCGCGCGCACCGGCCGCGCGCGTGCGCTCGATGCCGGCGGTGGCCAGGGCGGCCACGAGCGCCAATCCGAGAGCCCAGAGCAGCGGGGTCTTGAGGTCGGGAAAGATCACGGCAGCCCCAGGAAGGCGCGAGCCGCACGGTGGTTGCGCTCCCACTTCATTCGCAGGGTGGCTCGGTCGTCAGGCGAGCCCCGTTCATAGGCCCCAGGGCGCCAAGCGCGCAGGTAGAGCGCCCAGCCGCCGGCGGCGTCGTTCGCACGCGGCAACGCTCCCGGCTCAGTCCACAACAAGAGGCGGGCCAGGATGGCGGCCAGCACGTCGTCGTTCTCGATCGCCTCCCACACCGCCCGGGTCGTGAACGGCACGCTGCGCGCGGTGCAGGCGGCACGCGCAAGCTGCTGGCTGGCCGGATGGCTCATCGCGCCGGCAACCATACCTCCGCCCTGCTCGCCTTGCCAGAACGACCGGGCTGGTCCCTTTTTCTTCGGATCGTTCAGCACCTGGTAGCGATGCTCGAAGTTTGATTCCTGAAGGCCGATCGTCAGCATCTCGACGCGCGCCTCGATCGTGTTCATCTTGACGGGCAGCCAGTGAAGCGCTGGCTCGATGGCCGTGCGAGTGATTTCGTCGAGTGTCATTGCGGGATCTCCGGTGTGTCAGAAAGCGGCGCCCGATCCGTGGCCACGTCGGGCGGTACGTCGCCCGCCCAGGCGCGGCCACTGCAGAGCAGTCCCAGCAGCAGGACGAGAGCGATGGAAAGGGAGCCGAGCTGAGGCCATTCGCCCCAGAGCGGCTGGAAGGCTGCGGCCGTGGCGCCGGCCACATAGCCGGCGTACTCGAGGCGCACACGTAGCAGCACGCCTGACCGCATGGCATTGAGACGGCACAGCGCGATGAACGCGATCGCGCCGCACACCGCCAGGTTCGCCATGGCGTACAGGTAGAGATCCTTCATGACGCACCGCCTTTCCCGCCAGCCATGCGCTCTAGCGCTGAAGCCCCCCAGCCCACCACCTTCCCGAGCACCAGCGGCCAATCCACAAAGCCGATAAGCAGCGCGATCGGCGCGACAGTCACACGCGGCGAAAGATCGGGTCGGTAGGCGTTGAGCGCTGCGGCGAAGCCGGCCGTGAAAATCACAGCCATACCAACCACTCGCAGGAAGAACAGAACAGCGCTGGTGCGCGTACTTTTCTCTCGACGTGCGACCTTGAAACTGGCCCCGAGCGTGGCGGCCACCACGATCACCATGTACGGGCCGACGATTCCGGCCACCTCATTGCTAAATATCAAGGCGGCGATGAGAGTGAAGAGGGCGACGATGTCGGCGACAGGTTGCTGGGTCATCAGAGCCTTTCAGGCAAAAGAAAACCCGCCGAAGCGGGTTGAAAGTTGAAACTCATTGCAGATTCACGCAGATCGCGCCCTCTCGTAGTTGATGAGTTTTCTCAGGTCGAGGTATCGGTCCAAGTCGCTTGCGCCATTCATTACGACGCTGATCCGGCGTGGCCCGCCAGACGAAAGTTCCCAAAGCATCACGACGCACGGACCAGCGTCGACCGTCGTTCCTGTCTTGCCAGCGATGTATTCAGGAAACGGGACTGCTCCCGCAGGGTCGATGGTGTTCGTGACCGAATAGCTTCGAGCATTGGCGCCCGTGATCACCATGGTGTGCGTGTACGTCCCCGCCACCGTCAGAAGGAAAGAGTCAGTGATGAATGCCAGCATCAGTGTCGAGACATCGGAGGGAGACATTCGCTGTGCTGAATCAAGGCCGTAGGCGTCGTAGAAGAGTGCTGTCGCGAGGCCAAGCGCCGCCGCCTGCGTATTCATCTCGGCGACGAACCGAGCGTATGGATCTGAACCACCTCCGCCACCAGCGATGATCAGAGCGCCTACGTTCCGGGCCACGCAGTGAGCGGCGTCATTCCCCGATGGCAGCAGCATCCCATAAGCCAGATGCCGGTAGGTGGTGACGTCTCCATTGGTGAGGCTGGCCGATGACCCGATGATCAAATCGGCACTCGTGACGGTTACCGTGTCATCTAGGTGGGCATCGTTGACCCACTGCCGCATCACGATCGAGGTGAGCAATTTGGTCAACGACGCCGGCTGTTGAGCCGTGTTGATGTCCTTTTGGAACTTGATGTTCAGCGTCATACGATCACCGTTGCCCCGCGAGAAGCGGTGATGGCGGGTGGAGTGGGGATGCTTGAGTAGCGAACGCCATTGAAGCCAGAGCCGCCAGCGCCGCCTGCGTTCGTGTCGAGGCCAGCACCACCGCCGCCGCCGCCAGTGTTTGCCGTGCCAGCCGTTCCGTTCGACCCCGCACCAGCTGCACTTCCGCCAGCCCCTCCGCCGCCTGTTCCGCCTGAACCTGGGGTCATGCCGGCCGCAGTACCGCAACCGCCGCCACCACCCCCGCCGATTGTGGACGGTGCTCCAAGTGCAGCGAGGGCTGCCCAGCCCAGCGTAGTAAGCGTGATGCCGGGCCCGCCATTGCCAGGATTGCCAGTCACTCCGTTATCCGCATCCTGTCCCACTGCCGAGCGGCCACCACCACCACCACCACCCGTGTATGTGATTGCCGAAATCGTCTGAGTGCGGCCGATGCCACCCGCGAATCCTTCAGCAACGGTGCCAGCACCACCATTTGCAGTGCCCACGGCGACTGTTGGAGCGCCACCGCCACCCGAGCCGCCTGCAGCGCCGTCGTTGTTCGTCGTTCGGCCGCCGCCGCCGCCGCCGCCAAGCGTAGACGTTGAGCCAAAGGAACTGGGGCTGCCATTAGCTCCACGGCCGCCGGCAGTCCCGCCCGCCCCTCCAGCGCCGCAAGTCACTGTGATGGATGCCCCGGGCGTCACGGAGATGCCAGTGAACGACCGAATACCGCCAGCGCCGCCGCCGCCGCCTTGCCGCGAGCCGCCGCCAGCGCCGCCCGACACAATCAGTACATCGACCGATGACACATTAGCCGGTACGACGAAGGTGCTGTTGCTCGAATAATAGACATACGTGTCGGTCGCAGCCACGCCACCCAACAGCAGCCCCGCGTGCCCAAGAACTCCGCTCATGCGAACGCCTTGGCGAGCGTGGCTTCCCACGTCGTTCCGTTGTCGAACGTGGTGATGGCCAGTATGTCGATCGCCCCCGACCCCGTAGACACTGCTCCCGCCACGCCAGCGGCCCATTTGAAAGAAGCAGGCCACGCAACTGTGCGCGCAGTGCTGTCCTGTGTGATGCGGATCATCAGACTTGCCCCCTTTCCCGAGCCTGGGAGGTTTGAGAACGTCAGGCCCGACACATTGCCAGTCAACGCCAATGTGAAATAGTCGCCGAGAGAACAATCTATCCCGACAGACCCGGATGTTGAAAGGGCGGTTACGGTATCGCGAGTCGATGCGCCACCTGATGCATTGATCGTCGTACCCGTAATACTCAAACCGGTTCCGAGGGTCAGGTGCGTGTAAACACCCGCGCTGTCGTCCCAGAAGAGCAGCCTGTCGGCCCCTGGATCAGTGAGCGCCGCGATATTCGAGATCGGCGAAGGAACCCCTGTCAGGTCGCCCCATGCAGTGCCCCCAGCAACGGCCGAGTAGATCGGTCGATGGTCTTCTCTGGAGGAGATAGAGCCTGACGCGGTAACGATTTTGTGCAGGCGCACATATCCCGAGGAGTTGTTCCAGTTCGTCGTGCCAGTGCTAGTGCTGACCGCACCCGTGGAAGCATCTGCTACGACGTAGTTGGTCGTATTGTTTGCGAGTGTGACGGCACCGTCCGAGACGTTAATGCTTTTGAAAAAGCCGCCATAGAAACCAAATGAAAGCCCAGAAGTGGAGGCGTCGTTTCGCCCGTACAGGCCCGCTTGGCTCACGGCTTTGAAATTGCTGTTGATGTCGGTGATGGCGCCAGTGCCAGCGGCTACTTGAGTAAGGACGGTCATAGGGCTGCCTGGAGTTGTTGGCCACGTCCGACCACGTCGGACATTTGATAGATGCGCATGTACACAGTCGTCTGGTTGGAACCGAAGTCCTCGACCTGCTGAGCGCTTGTGTAGGTCACAGTCGTTGCGGATGTGGCGAGTGTTCGTTTAACAGTGGCGAATGTGTTGTCGCTGTAGATCACAACCTCGAAAGCCAGCGCGGCTTCTCCGATCGGGACGGCGCCGAGGATCCAGTTGTCTGCGAGCCTGGTGCGTCGGCCCCAGGTCAAGACGATGTCGTCACCCGTGAATGTTTTACGCGGCGTGGTTGGGCTGAGAGGGCGAAGTCCCTCGGCAGAGTTAGCGTAGGTAGTCGAGCCCGCGGATTTGAAACTGCGCCCCTTGGTCACTGCCCGGTAGCTTTTGGTCTGCCCGATCGATCCTGCATCGAAGTTGGGCCGCAAGGTTCCGGCCATGGCCATAACGACAAACTTGTCTCCGGCATGATGGCCACCTTGCTTATGCTCGGTGCCACGAAGACCGCGCAGAAGACCAGACAGGATGTACCTGCCGTCGCCGAGGCTGTCCGCTCGTTGGAACTTTATGATTTCCCATCGACCCGCAGACCCCACTGACGCGACGTTGGATGTTCCATTGAGCAAAGCATCGCGGGTGATGCTGACAAGCGCGTGGTGTCCAACGTTGACGGTCAAAAGGCTGCGCTCGTCAATCGCACCATCGAACGTTGCCGCAAGTGCGGTTTCACATAGCCCCTGCGGCGCTTCGTTGTTGACGGTGCCAACTGAAGCGAGCGAGGCGTCGTTGTCGCCTACAAAAAGTTCTCCTCCGGGATAGCCGGAAGATGCACCCTCCATAGCGACATACAACCCGGCGTTGTTGTCCTGGTCGCGCAGTATCGGGGTATCCAGAATCGTGAAGAAGGTAAGCGGGGCGAGTGGTGCCACTTCCTGCCCCACATAGCCGGTCGCGCCGATAGCGGTTTGCGTATAGAGCTCTGCGTCGCCGGGCTCAACGTTGAACTCGCAGAGGGCGCCCGTGTCCGTCATGCTGGTGATACGCCAGAGTCGGAAGGTCCCGCGCGGATACTCAACTGTGACGCCGTCTCCAGGCGACAGGAAAGAGTACTTGCGCGAAGTCTTGAAGCTGCGAGTGTTCTGTGATCTCCACCGGGCGAACAGGATCATCTGTGCGACTTGCTTCGCGTGATCCGATGTGGTGACCATGGGCATCTCGATGACCATGTCTTCGTTTGACTCAGTGATCTGACGGACCTCTTTTTCACTCGCGGTCTGATAGTCGCGTAGCGGCTCGATATAGCTCACAGCAACGCTGCGAGGAAGATCCACTTCCTGCGCCCGGTTGAGCGGCATCGCATCCGCGGCCTCGGCTCCGTCTTCGGCCTGCCCCAATTCGTCGTAGGCGATCTCGGCCGTCGAGGTGATGTCCTCATACTTCTTGAACTTGATCAACCCGTCTTCGTCCACGATATAGATCGCGAACGCCGTCAGCAGTGCATCAGTATTGGTTCGGGCGCTTGCTGGGTTCTGCAGCTTGTACCCGATCAGGGTGTCGGATCCAGGAACACCGGCAACGTCATAGCGAGGCTCACCAGCCCGCTCGCACTGGTCGGCGATGATGTCTTTTACTTGGACCGATTGAGTTTCGAGAGGACGGAAGCGGACTGCTGTGTACGTCGTAAGAAAGTCGAGTGGGCCGAGAATTGCTAGATCGGAAGTTGCATAGAAGGCCTGAGCTTGCCCCTCGGGAGAATTTGTAAGTTGTATATCCGCCCCGATCGATGTCCAGACACCTCCAGCCACACGATAAAAGTCGTAGAGATTGCCGCCCTTAGGCAGCACAACATACACGCCTGCTGCGCTCGCAAAAACAGAAGTTCTTCGAGAAAATATGAACGCCGCAGACGGACCGGAAATAACATCGATCTCAGAGCCATCTGAAGCACTTCGCGATACCAATTTCATGGTCCCGCCATCGGCAACAACGATGTAAACAATATCGTTGTAAATTGACAGGCCACCAGCGGTGCCTGCGAAGTCATCAACAACCAATGGAACGCCATTGGCGACCACAAGTGGCGGAGTGTGGCTAGTCGTGCTGGAGATGTCGAACATGACAACCAGCTTATCGGTCACTGGGTCTATCGCAGCGCGCGAGAACGTGTAGTTGAAATCGTCGGTGCCAGGTAGATACTCACTCTGCGCGTCAAAGACGATCAAATCTTGCATCGTCTCCAGATCCATTTTCAAAATCCGAATAGTTTCACCTTTGGTGAGATAGATCGCAGAAGGTCGCTCTGCGCCGGGGGCCGCCACCGGCACGGTATACATCTGGGATGCGTCCGCATATTCCTTCTGAGCGATCACTCGACGTTCGCCATTCGCACTGAATGAAACAACTACACGAATAATTCCGGCGTCGACATGGTCTCCAATGTGCCATATAGAACCATCCGGCTGAGCCAATCCAGAGAATCCATTCCCATAGACATCCGAGTCTTCGAACACAGCCAACTCGTCAAGCACGACACTGCTCTCAGCTGAGGTGGAAGTCACGAAGGAGAACTGCGGGACGCGCCCCCCCGGGCACTCGATTGCGTTCATTCGAACCCGGACAACGCCACGGTATGCAGGTACGCTCCCAGGGCCTCCCATCCAGGCTTCCTCGCCGGGGTCTGGCAACTGATCCGCATGACCTTGGTAGAGCACAAAATAGGCATGCGGATTTTCCGCACTGGCGAGGGCCGCCCCGATGGGGATGCCAGAGCGCGCGTCGTAGATCAGTTTCCCATCCTGAAATATCTGGACGATGGCTACCGTCGAACCGTCGCGCGGCGTCTCACAGAGCACGATCCCCATGTGGACGTAGTACTTGTAGGTTGTGTGCTCCGGCGCCCCCTTGCCAACCGTCTGGGTGTCGGCGATCTCGATCTTGTCAGTCGACCACACAACATTTCCGCCAACGCGATCCGTTCCATACAGCACAGGGATTCCTGCACCATAAGTCGAAACCTGCACCTTAAGGTCATCGACCCGGGGGCCTTCGGTCTTCTCCCCTGGCGTGAGTAGGCCGCCCACGAGCGATCCGACAACAAAGCCGAGTTGCGGATAGCCGAAGAAGGCGCCGACGACACCGCCGACGACACCGAGGATTTGTTGGGTGCTCAAGCAGTCACCTCGGGGAATCGGAAGCAGCCGCGGACGTGCTTCATGAACGAGTCATCCAGGCGGCACTCGACGACCTTCTTGTTGGGGAGGTGAGCGTGGATGATCGACAGGCCTCCATTCGGGTAGTCGCCGACGACGGCAATGTGTCGCAGCAGACCATTGATCTGCACGAGCAAATCTCCAGGCTGGAGTTCGTCACGGTCAATGGCCGTCATATGCGTGCGGCAGTAGTCGAGCATTTCCGTGCCGGCCGATCGCGTTGCGTAGCCCACTGCATCCATCGGCGGAAGCAGAAGTGCGGCTCGAATGCAAACGGGAAGGCCGATGCAGTCGACTCCTTCCCTGCTTCGACCCTGATTTCGGTATCGAACTCCTAGCCACCTACGAGCTTCGGCCACTACATCAGCCCCTGAAATGCAAAAGGCGCCCGTAGGCGCCTCTTCTTGAATTGGCTCGGTCATAGGTTCGTCCCTTCCGTTCCGCCCAGGCCGAGCACCTTGTCGCTGCCGGGGACTTGCGGAAAGCCGCCAAAGTTATTGGTGTTCGCCCACTTGTTGCGGCAGTCTTCTGTGAAGCGTTTGCGGCAGCCGGGCGTGACGCTGTAGGTGTCGCCGACGGCTACGGTGTAGGGCAGTGGTAGGTGCAGGACGAAGCGGCCGGCGTCAAACGAGTACACCTCCATCTGCACGTTCTCGTTTTCGCCACTGGTCATGGTGATCAGACCGGCGCCGAAGTAGTCAGAAGGCTGGGCGAGCGCGCTGTCGGTGAAGTCGCGCAGACTGGCCGCAGAAGTGACAGTTCCTGTCACGGTAAGCGGGCCGAGGTCGATGTTGCAGGCGGGGACGTAGGCCGATCCGATGGAACCGAAGACCCACGGACAGCCGGCGGTGTACACCCGGCCGACGACCTTCTGCAGGCGCTGGGTCAGGCCCCGCACTTCGGCGGTGAACGCAGAACGCCCCGCCTTCACATCGCCGATGCTGCCGCTCTGCAGTTGCATCGTGCCCATGGAGAGGTCACGGTAGTTGACCTCAAACACCGACACGAAGGCGCCATCCCACAGGCCAGCGAAGAGTTCCGCTTCGCTTACGCTCTCCGCGGCCATGGTGCCGGTCACGTCGGAGTTCGAAACCGCGGAGCTGGCCTCTTGGGCGATGGATGTGGGGTTCACGCCCTCCTTCGACCGGTAGACCTCTCCGTTGATCAGAAGGTCGCGGGCGCAGGTCGTGACAGTGACCACCTCGCCGTCACGGCGCTCGAAGCGCCAGCAGCGGGCGATCGTGGTCGTGCCTTTGGCGTACTCGGCCTTCAGCGGAATTGAGACTGTTTTGCTCATGCCTCACGCACCTCGACCAGCGGCACATTTGGCCCGGCAATCAGCCGGTCCTCGTAGTGGCCCGGGCGTATGAGATCCCAGTCCATAGTGTCGTTCGAGAACTGGACCGGCACGTAGAAGCCACCCGACCAAGACAGTGTCTCGTCGGGTTGCGGGTATTTGTGGCCTTGGCCGGCCGCCGTGATGGCCTTGCCGGCCGTGTTGGTGGCCAGCGTGTAGACGTTCAGGCCGCCGCCGGTGATCGCCGTGATCTCGTGGCTCTTCCCGTTGAGCAGCGCGGCGTCGGCGCCAGTGAGGCCCTGCAGCCAAAGTCGCCCAGAGACTACGAAACCGGGGATGGCTGTGTTCAATGTGACCTGCGTCGTTGCACCCGGTGTGACGGCCGTAACCGTGCGGGTTGCATCAGCCACGAAGGCGGCATAGACCGGGCCAACGCTCAGGGCAACGTTTCCGGCCGCCACGCCCACCACAACCGGCGAGCCGCCGCGCAGCATGGACGGCGTACCCTTTGGCCGAGTCACGATGCGCGCACGGGTGCGGCTTGATCCAAAGGCCGTGTAGAGCTTTCGCAAACCATAGAGCGGCGTGCCGTTCCCGCGGCCGGGAGTGCCAAACTCCACGCCGGACATGTAGCCCTGAAAGGCGCCCTGCGCATTCGTTGCCAAGGCATCGGTGGGGTCTTCGAGGAGCATTCCGTAAGCGCCTGCGTCAGTGGCCTCGTAGATGCCCACGATTGACTCCCATGCACTCAACGCCATCGGCTTCACGCCAAGGGTGTATTCGCGCATGGTGACGTCTCGCACGACGTTGGTCGTTGCGTACCCACCTTGGTTGACCGAGCGGTCATTCTGACGGGTCGTGCGCCCTTCTATGCCGGCCATGATCACCGACTTCGGCACGATGACATCTGAAAGGACAGTGATGGTCATGAGTCACGCGCCTGTATGCGGCGAAGTTGGTCAGCCAGAGCTCGGCCGTTCTGGGCTGCAGTGTTTCGACTTTCGCCTGGCTGGGCTTGGTAGTAGATGTTCATCGAGCGGCCTCCGCCCATCCTGTGGTTCGGCGTAACGCGTGCATTGCGGCCGCCATTCATCAGGTACTGCTTGCCGTTGACGTCGAGCAGCTCCGGCCCGTTCTCGTTCACGCGGGCCATACCCCATGGTTCCAGGTTGCCGCCGCCTGCCAACCCGCCAAGGCCGGAGATAAAAGCGCCGAGCACATCACTGCCGCCGCCGGCCGCGCTGGCCACGGAGAGAGAGGAAAGCGCTGCAGCGGCCGCCGTCGTGGCCGCGGTCAACGCGGTCATGGCAGCAGAAGTCGCCGTTGTTGAGGCAGCGAGCGCCGCGTTGCCTGTCGCACCGACCGCGCTGCCTTTGCCGCCGCCGAGGAAATCGAGGCCGAGACTGGCCAGCGGGCCCGTGATGTTCTCCTTCACCATGTTCCGAGCGAACTCTGAGGTGATCGATCCGATCAGCGCCTTGGCGTCGAACTTCTTCCCGGTGAACAGGTTGGTCAGTTGGTCTTCCAGACCCTTGAACGCATTGCCGACCGCGTCCTGCGTGTGCTTGGCAACGTTGGCGGCCTCATCGGCGTAGTTGTGCAGTGCCTCGGTGGCACCGTTCAACCAATTCTTCTGGGCTTCATTAATCTGTTCGTAGGTGGACTTGTAGGACGCAATCGACTTGGTCTGGAACTCATTGATGATCGCCAGACTCGCATCGAACTGCTTCTGGGCATCCGGAGTGAACGTGCCGGCAAGTTCGGCCTGTGCTCGCTGGTTCTGCAGGTCTTGGCGCTGCGACCGGTAGCGATCTTCGATCTGCGTGATGCCAGCATTGAAGTTCCGGGCCTTGTCGCCTTGACCGACGCCAGCGAGCTCGCGCTCATAGCCGCGGTTCGTGGTGTCGAAGAAGTCCTGCGCGGCCTGGCGCGCCGACAGGATCGATGACGCGATGCGTTTGTACGCAGCCTCCTGTTGGATGCTCAGCACCTGCGCCTGCGTGGCGGAGCCTTCGCGAACCTTCACCAGCGCGGCTTCGGCATCAGCGATCTTCTTGGCGTTGTCGATCGCATCTTTACCGGTCAGCTGCTCTTGCTTGAGGCGGGTGATCTGCTTCTGGAGACCATCCTCCTGTGCGCTCGCAGTCTGAGCGAGCAGGCGCTGCTTCTCTTGGTAGTAGGTCGTCTCGTCTTTGAGACCGGCCGCGCGCAGGGCTTCGAGAATCTTCTCTTGGTTCGCGTATGTGCTGGTGATCGCCTCCTGGGCGTTCTTGATCGCGTCCAGGTCAGAGGCGAGTTGCGCCTTGGCTTCTTGGGCTGATGTGTCCTTTTCTTTTGCACCTTTCGCAGGTGACCCGTTGAAGACCAGCTGGGGCTTATCCGGAGGTTTTCCATTCACCAGATCGACGCGCCGCGGGTCCGTCGCGGCAAAGGACGAGCGTTTTGCGTTCGCGAGTTGAGCGTCGTATGCCTGGACGAACGATTGCGCAGCCTTCTTTCCATCACCTTCCTGTGTCTTGATGAAGAAGGCATTCAGCCCATACTGCTTCTTGAAGTCATCAACTGGCTTGAGAGAAAAGGTTGCCGCACTTTGCCCGTAGGCTGAGATCAAGTCAGTGAGAACGGAAAATTCTCTCTTTGTCTGAGCGAAGTAGTCGAGCACCTTTGCCATCTGGCGACCAACATCCTCCGCGAAGACTGCGAACGGGTTGGATTTTCCGGTGTCTGAGGCGGCCTTGTCGAGCTTGTAGACTTCGACGATGGCGTCCTTCAGGACGGTTGTTAGGGCCGTCACTGCAGGAACCGCAGAAGAAGCAATGGCACTCGCGTAGAGCCCAATCTGAGCAGTGAGCGCACTTTGCTTGTCGCGGTACTCGTCTGCGAGGGCGATCTGCTCTTCGGTCAGGATGTTGGTTGCGCCCCCCTGCTCTTCTAGAGCCTTCAGCACTTTCAACTGCTCAGCGCCACTCTTCCCGAACAGCGACATCGCAACAGCAGTCTTACCAGCACCATCAGCAAATCCGGCGAGAGCTTTGCTGATTGCAGCATATTGGGCCGCGGGATCCAGTGTCTTGAACTGCTGGACGTTGATGCCCAGCGCAGCCAGTCCGGCGCCCGCTGCCTTCGACTCATCGTCGACGCCGACCAGGTTCTTCGTCAGCTTGTTCATCGAGCCGGCAACCGACTCGATCTGGACCCCGGCAGTTGCAGCGGCTACCGACAGCCCGGCGATGCTGGCTGCGCTCGCGCCGGTCTCTTCGGCCAGGTCCTGGAACTTCGCCGCACCGTCGAGCAGCTTGTTGAAGGCGGCATTGGCCGTAAGCGCTGCTGCTCCGATGCTCAAGATCGACGCGGCGCCCACCTTGGCGGCCGTGCTGATCCCCTCGCCGATGGATTCCCCGAACTTCCGTGCCTGCACCTCGGCCTTTGAAAGGCCTTGGGTGAACTCGGCGGCATCGAGCCCGAGCTTTACGACGAGTTGGCCGAGTGCCATTACTTTCTCCTCCCCATGCCCAGCCGCCGCACGCCGGCGCCCGAGATGTTGCCGATCGTGTGCGCGGCTTCATCGCTGAACGATTCCCGAGCCTTTGCGAAGAGGTCGAAGTCGGTCATGCGCTTCCTATTTCCGTTGACCTGCGCGAGCACGGTCGTGAGCTGGATGAGAAGAAGCTCGAGCCGTCTCGGCCAAAGGGGCCCCCGCACCATCCAGAGCGTTAGCTCGTGCTCGGTCAAGCTGTTGATGGTTGCGAGTGGGCACCCCATGGTCTCCGCTAGGTCGAGCTTGAATCGGTCGCGGGGGGTGAGACGTTTCCCAAGTCGATCGCCTCGGTCGCCGTGCTCGCGTTGACCTTTTCGACCGCGCCGTTGATCAAGGTGATCGTGTTCAGCGGCAGCCGGTTGATCTCGAACAGGTCTTCGGGACTGTCGGGGTTGAACAGCAGTTCGCCACCCTCGGTGCAGAGCACGCGCGCAATGGATCGCGCGGCCCGCAGCGTGGGGTTGGTGTCGGCGTTCAGCGCCTCGATGTCGCCCACCGTCAGCGGCTTCACATAGACGACGCCCAGCCCCTCCATCTCGACTGGCATGGGCTTGGGGTTTGCGGTGGCGAGTACCTTCGCCCGGAGTTCGTCTTTCGTCATCACAGAACGAAGATCTCGCCGGTCAGCTTGAGCTGGGTGTTGCCGGTCCAGAGGTTGCCGTTGGCGGCACTGAAGCTGGACTGCTGCACGGAGCCGATCATCACGATCGTGCCGCCACTGTTGGGCAGCTCGACACGCACCGCGATCTCGTCGCCCGACAGCTTGGCCGCGCGGAACGCCGTTTGCACGTCGCTCTTCGGCGCGAAGTTGTAGTTCAGCGTCAGGGTCCCGGAATCGGACAGGCCGATCTCGAATTCCTTGGCGGTGCTGCAGACGGTAGTTGCGTCGATCTCGTCGCTGGTGCCGTCCTGCTGGTCGATCCCGGTGAGTTCGCAGAACTGCGAGTAAGTCAGCGGCGTGAAGGTGCCGCCGGACGTGTAGGGCGTGTACTCGGAAGCATCCACGCCGGCCAGATCGAAGTCATTGGCGGTCGGGTTGTCGACAACGTAGAGATTGCCGTTCAACTCCGTCATGCCCACCACGGCAGCGATCCGACCGACGGCGCCGAGAGCGAGCCCGTGCGCGTTCGAAGTGACGACGGGCACGCCGTCGGTTTGCGGATCGATGCCCGTGATGGTCTTGGGGCTGCCGTTGCCAATGGAGACCTGGATCTTTGACCCTTGGAATTTGAAGCGTTGACCGGAAGACATGGTGCTTACCTTTCTTTGGACATGAAAAAGGCCGCTCAAAAGCGGCCAGGTTGATTGCCCAAGATCGGGCGGTGGGGAAACGGTTTAGGGAGATGGCGTGGAAGGAAAGACCAGGTAATCCATTGCCAGGCGATTGGTCTTGGTGTCGAGGTCGAACTCTTCGAACTCGCTATCCCAGACGTAGATGGGTTGCAGCGGCGCGAGCGCGGCCTTCACCAGCGCGGTGAGGGCCGCGAAGCTCGTCGGGCCCTTCGATTCGAGGTCGACCAGATCGATCTGCACGCGGTAGTCGGCGGTCTCTTCACCGCCGTCGCCGCAGATGTCCTGGGTGGCGGCAACGCTCGCGAAGGTGTAGCGGATCGACGGCCATACAGGCACGGATGGCGCCTGCGGGAAAACGTTGCGATAGACCCGGTTGGAGACGGTCGGCTTGAGGGCGGTGACCAAGGCCGCGGCGATGTCCTGTTTTTTCATGCGCCCGCCTTCTTGAGACGGGCGTCGATGCGGCTCTTGATCGCATCTACGGCCTTCTCTTTGTTCTGGTCGAAGGCTGGACGCAGGAAGGGCCGCGCTGGCGCCTTCACGGTGCCGAACTCGATGAACTGCCCGTAGTACGCATCCTTCAAACCAGTGCTTTTTTGCTTCTTCGTCAGCTTGCCTTTGCGGACCGTCACGATGTGCTCGGAGGTCAAGCCTGCGGATTCGCCCTTGGGCAGACGCTTGACGATGATGTTCTTCTTCAGGTTGCCGGTATCGACCGGCACCTTGGCTTGCGCCGCATTGCGAATCACCACCGCGCCGGCGGCCGTTGCTGCGCGCGCAATGCGGTTGTTCACATCCTCGGAAAGGCTCTTCATGCGCTCGCCGAGTTCTCGAAGGCCTTCCACCTTCACGGTGACGCTCTTAGCCATCGTTGCCTCCCGATTCGCAAGCGAGGAAAAGATAGTCGCGGCCGGTGTCCGGGTCTGGCAGCGCGTTCTTGATGTCGTAGACGTGACCGTCGTAGGTGGCGCGCGCCGTCGGCAGCAAGTCACTGCGGAACAATATCTGGATGGATGCCTTGCGAGTAGCGACGATCGCATCGCTCCGAAGGACTTCCATACCGGACTGGAAACGCACATTGCCCCAGACCTTTCCGTCGCCCTTGAGCGTTGCAACTGGAACCCAGGTCACGATCTCGCCGCCGAGTGGGTCGGGCGTGACCGTCCGGTTTTCGAGCAGCACGCGGTGGCGCAGGTCGCCTGTCTTGAGGCTGGTCATGCGACTTCCCGCTTCAAGAGCCCCACCAACGCGGCGCCGCTCGAGATCTCGTCCATCGACCACTGGCACCAGGCCAACCTGTGTGCCCAAGCATTCCGATTCGGCATCAGAAGGTCGCCAATGCGGTGAGCTGCCACCGGCCATGCCATCGAGCCTTCGTCCATGGCCACCGCAGGGATGCCGGCGCAGACCGCGTCGACGGCCGAATTGCTGTTGAAGGTGATCACCACCGCAGCGCCGGCGAGCGCGTCGACCAGCGTGCCGCGCGAGGGCTGGGTCAGATAGGGTTTGCGGTCGATGCCGCGGCGGATGGCCATCGGGTGCTCACGGAACAGCACAGGCATCTCGTAGGCATTGTTCGCCTTCAGGGCGGCATCGGCATACCACTTCGTGAGGTCAATGCCGCGCAGGCTGGCGTCGCCTGGCACCTGGCCCATCAGCAGGACATACCTGCCGTCGCTGAACCATGGTTGCAGCTTGTAGTGCGCATTGAATCGCTCGCCGCCGTCGTGCGGGTACGTGGGGAACTCAGCTCGGCCGTTCAGGCCATTCCATGCCAGCGAAGTCCACGCGAAGCGGTCACCCAAGTAGCCGCGCTCCATCACCAGCACTTCTTTCCCCTGGGCGCGCAGCCGGCGGCCGAGACGCCATCCCCAGCATGCGACGTGCTCTGTGTTCACGGTCTCGCCGTGATTCGGTACCGCTTCGATACCGAGCACAGCGAGCCCTTGCAGCATGGCCTCCTGGTGGGCCATCTGATGCGGGGCGCGAGGGTTGGCGACTACCGTGAAACGCATACACCGATTCCCATCAGAGAGCCCTCGTCCACGAACTCGACCCAGTGCGCCCCGGTCGCCTTGATTTCCGACCACAGGCGCGGCACTTCGACCTCGTTCCCATGCACCTTCTCGCGTTGGCCTTGGCCGACGATGTCGTGGAAGGCGACAAGCCGAGCCATGGGCCCGTAGTTTTCCCAGTCGGCCTTCGCGCCGGCGTACCGGTGATCTCCATCGATCAGGGCCGCTTCGAAAGGACCGCAAGTGCGAACCGCAGCGATGACCTTGTCTGCGGTGCTGTCGCCGAGGACCACGCCGACCGTATAGCCTTTGGCGCGAAGCGCGGCCGCTGCGCGCTCCAACTTCCTCCCGGTCGTGGATTTGCCCCACATGCCTCCGGGCAGATCGACCGCAAGCGCACTGGAGCCGACCGGCAGGCTGCTGACGATGTCATAGAAGGTGTCACCCTCGCGCGCCCCGATTTCAAGGTACGAGCGAACCTGCTCGACCTTGAACATGTGGATCAGGCCCGAGAGCTCGTTCTCGTTCTGGGATGCCTTGCGGCCGGAGAAAGTGGTCAGCACAGGGCGGCCTCCAGGTTTGTGAATGGGAAGCAGCGCAGCGCAGAGCCAGGCGTGCAGTTCAGGACGCGCACGCCAAGCGGCTTCCATTTCGCGAACTGCGCGCAGAAGCCGGCGAAGCGCTCGGGCGCGGTGTTCTTCAGGGGTTCAAGGTGAGCGCCAAAGAAGTGCGAGCCCTGCATGTCAAAGCCGAGCAGAAGGATCTGGGTTGCTCCCCACTGCGTGGCGAGGTCGCAGGCCATCAGTCCGCTGTTGCTGCCCGAGCGCAGCGGCGGCGTGCGGCGCATGGTTTCGCAGCCCGGCACCTTGATCCCTGAGAACTTGCGGCCGGCGAACGCGAGCGCGTCGGGATGCGCGGCCCACCAAGCCTTGTCGTTGCTCACGAGTGCCTCAGCCCACGGCGCCAGGCGGTAGGCGTCGCTCACCGCGATCACGCGCGCCCGGCCGCGCACGGCATCGGCGATGTCCTTCGACATGCTGGGCCCGGTGGCGAGGATGGCGAAGGTGGTCATGCGATCGTCGGCGTCCGCAACGGGTAGAGGAGCGCGGTAACGGGCCTCGGGATGAAGCCCATTTCGAAGGCCTTCTCCTCGTCGGTGTCCCGATCCCGATTCAGGTAGCCCAGCATCAGCAACGTGGCGGCCTTTACCTCGTACATCACGATCCGGTCGCCGCTGCTGGTCTCCGCGTAGATCGGCTCGCCGCTCGTGTCGAGGATCGGCACGTTGTTGATGTCGACCTCGACCTCGTAGAAGTTCGTGCCAGCGAGGTAGTTCAGAACGACCTTGGACGCGGCGTTGATCTTCAGTTGCAAGTCCAGCAGATCGACGTCGGGATTGGTGATCTTCAGGTGCGCCTGCGCCTCTTCCATCGTCACGAGCTCGATCATTTCGCTGGCCCTCCGCTCTTGACAGGCATCGCGTCCTTGCCGGGCGAGCCGCGCTTGACGGCGAGGCGCCACGTGCCGTCGACGCTGTCCGGCTTGGAGCCCGTGTCCTGCAGCGCGATCCACGTTGAGCCGCCCCAAGTGACCGAGTCGCCAGCCTCGTAGGCATCACCCTCTTTGAAGATGCCGCGGTACAGCACGACTGGCATGTTGAATTCCTTGACCTCCTGCCGCCCGCTGCTGGTCGAGAGGTTCACCAGGAACTTGCGCGGGTTGTCGGCGTGCTGCTCGATGGACAGCTGGGCGACACCTTCGACGATGCACTCCCAACCCTTCAGTTCGGTGGTGGTCTCGTAGCTGCGCCAGAGGCCGCCTGCATGCTTGGCGTAGGTGCCACGCGGGTAGGACTTGGCAGCGTCGATGGCCGGCAGTATCTCGATGTGCGCGGCGTCGCGGCCAGGATCGCCATCCTTGGGCATACGGACGCTGGCGAGGGCCTTGGACACGGCATCGTCGACCATGCGCTGGACCTGCTCTACCGGGACGCTCTCGCCGTCCTTGGGGGCGGGGATCGCCGCAACCGCCTTGGAAACTTCCTCGGCGATGAGGGGCGCCACGTCGGTCGCCGTGACGCTGGAACCATCCTTGGGCTTCGGCACCGCGTCGATCGCCTCGCGCACCAATTGGGCAATGGACTCGGGGTCGGCGTCCTTGCCGTTCTCAGGCGCGGGAAGAGCCTCGACGGCAACGCGAACCTGCTCGGCGATGAGAGGCGCGACCTCTTCGACAGTGACGCTCTTGCCTGGTTCGGCTGGCGGCAACTTCGCAACTTCGTCACGTACCAGCGACGCCACGAGTTCAGGATCTGCATCCTTGCCCTTGGCGGGCTCGGGCAGCGCTGCAACAGCCTTGCCGACTTCTTCAGCGACCAGCGGCGCTACTTCTTCGATCGTGACGCTAGTCCCGTCCTTGGGTGCGGGAAGCGCGGCCACGGCCTCTTGAACGAGCCGAGCGACCTCCGCAGGATCGGCATCCTTGCCATGCCGAACAGCAGGCAGAGCGTTGATCGTGGCATCGATCTCCTGAAGCCGGTCGTCGATCTGCTTGATCGTCGGGTTGATCCACTCCTGCACCGCCTTCATCAGGCCGGCTGCAAAGGCCTTGGTGTCAAACATTGGCGGCCTTTCGCGATGGCGTGATGCTGTGCAGAACCAGGACTCGAGCGGCGTCAGCGGCAGCTGCGATCCCTTCGTCGGCAGCCTGCTTGGCCTTCTCTCGCGCCAGGGCTGCGCGAGCCTCTTCTGCGTCGAGATCGGGCTCTGGTGCTGGTGCTGGTGCGGGCGGGGCCGGCAGCGCGGGCGCAGGGGCCGGCGCTGGCGCGGCAGTTGATGGCAGGACGTTGTCCTTGACCTGGTCGAGCGGGAAGTCCTGCTGCTGCATGTAGACCGTGTCGCCGCCGACGAGGGGCTTCAGGTTCATGCGGCCGCGCGCGTCGTTGATCGCGAAAATCGATGCATCCACGCCAGCCTTCAGGGTTTCGATCTGGCTCTTTTCGTCCATGCGGAGTAAGCCGGAAAGGTCGAGCTCGACGCCCAGCTGGCGCGCCGGCGTGCCCACAGGTGTGTCGAGGCCCAGACCCTCGTCCATGCAGATTTCGAAGTCCTCGATCAGCCGCTGCAGGCACTGCTTGTAGTACTCGGTGTCGAGCTGCGCGCTGCTCACTGCCGGCGCCGTGCCGATGTTCAGTTTGTAGGCCGGAACGTGGAACGTCGCGGCGATCGTTTCGCCGGTCCATTTCAGCTGCTCGACAACCTGGGTATCGAGGGCGGTGGGCGAGAGCGGCGTGTAGGTCAGACCGTCACCCAGCACAGCCACGCGGCCGGCGTTGATACCGCTGTAGTTCGTTTCCCAGGTGGTCTTGACGCGTGTCGCGGCTTCTTGGCTGATCGAGCCGGGTGCCGACAGAATGCCGCCGGGCTGCGCGTTGTTGCCGAAGAACTTCGTCCAGTGCTTCGAGGTGCGCAGCGCCTGCAGTGCTGGGAGGCCAGCCGCGAAGATCGGCGACAGGCCGACCAGCGGGTGGAAGAGGCAGTTGAATCGGTCGTGGATGATCTCGGAAGCGGGGACGATCACGTCTTCAGCGAAGCCGCTCAACGGATCACGGCTCAACTGGTACCAGACGCCACCTTCCTCATCGACCAGCGGTGTGACCCATTCGGGATTCAGCACATAGAGACGCGTCACCACATCGCGCCTATCGCGCTCTTTCAGCACGTAGGTATTGCCGTGCTGGAGCTTGCTCAGGATCCAGTTCTCGATGAACTGAATGCAGTTCTGGTAGCGGTTGGGCTTGCGCAGCGTCGAGCTGAAGGCCGACGCATTTTCAGCCGGCACCCAGCCGCCCCACTCCATCAGCTGCAGCACGCGAGGTTTGAGCTTGGCAATGTCGCCAGCGATCAGCGTCAGGCAAGTCCACAGCGCCGGCGAAGCGACGATCTCGTCATGGCACCAGTGAATGTCGCGCTGGAAATTGGTTTCGGGCTGACCAGGGTTGCCCGAAAAGATCGTCCACCATCCGCGCTCGCCCCCGGGGACGGGGGAAAGTGATTGCAGCCGCGGCCGGTTGTAGACCGACAGGGCACCGAAGACGCTAAGCGCTGCCATGCTTCATCCCTCGGCCGATCAGCGCGGCAGTGAAGATCAGGAACGCGCCGGCGGCGATCAGCGCCCAGCCGGTACCGAATAGGACCGCAACGCCTGCGACCACCAACGCCATGCCGGCGGCGCCGCACAGCAGGAACCAAACGAGCGCCGACATTGCAACCGCAAGCGCGCGGCGCAGCGCGCTCTTTGCACTGCCCAGAGACTGGCGCAGCAGCGTGGCCATCTGTTGACGCGCCTGCAACTTCATTCGCCGGTCACCCGCGCTGCGCCGGGACGCTTGCGCCACGTGCCGTCGGCGTTCTGCAGCCGGGTGCTGACATGCACGGTCTCATCCCACGCGACACCGGCGGAATCGAGGTCGGGCCCTGCCGGTGCCACTGGAGCGGCCACCGGGGCAGCCACAGGGGCGGAAATTGGGCTCGGCGCAGGGACCGAGACAGGAGGCGCCGCCGTCATCACCCGCGTCTGGTACGAGGCCTTGCCGATCGCCACCAGGATGCGCGCGTCGCGACCGCTCGCTTCGAAGTCGGTGTTGGTGCGCATGGAGCGACCTGCGTAGGAAAAGGGCTTGAGCGTGGTGAGCTTCTGACGGGGCATGGCGACTCCTGGAGGAATTGGGGCTGACCCCGAAGGGCCAGCGGTTCTTGCTTAGGTCGCGTCAGCGCCGTAGTCGGCGTCGCCGATGTACTGCACCGCAGAGGCGCGGCGCTTGGCGAAGGAGATGTGGCGCACGACACGGATGGCCGAGCTGTCTTCCTGGAACATCGAGGTCATCGTGGCCGAGGCGGCGACCGGGGTATCGGTCGCGCCGGTCGGCACGCTGTTCTGCTCGATCATTGCTTCGCTCGACACAGCCACCTCGACGCCCGTGTCGCCGATGCGGTAGATGTCGCTCGGCTTCAGCAGGATCAGGTCACCGGTACCGACGTTGTCGCCGGTGTAGACCGGGTCACCCAGGAGGGTGCCGCCGGAAGTGGTGATCTGGCCGAACTCGGGCTGGCCGAGCGGGTTCTGCATCAGCTGAATCGACTTGGCCAGCGACGGGGTCGTCACGAACACGAGGTTCGTCGCGTTCTTGGCTGCGATGAAAGGCGCGTAGAGCGCCTTCACGTCGCGACGAAGCGCATCGGCATCGGTGCCCGAGGCGTTGATCGCGGTGACGCCGTTCAGCAAGCCGGCAGGAGACACACCAGCGACTGCGGCAGCAGCGCCCAGGAACGTCGTGTCGACGCGCTGGCTGGAGGCGTTCACGAGCGCATCACGCACCAGCATTTCGGCCGACGGGTCGCTGTAGCGCAGCAGGTCGTTCGACATCACGGCGAGCGCGGCGACCTTGAGCGGCGTGAGCGTCACGTTCATGAAGTCCAGCACCGTCGGCGGGATCGCCTTCGATTCGCCGACCCAGTACGCGGTGCCCTGGCCGTCTTGGCCCTTGATGGTCACGTGCGCCGGGATCTGGCGCAGCGGCAGCTTGTCGTAGACCGTCTGCGAGTACAGGTACTCGATGAAGTCGCCACGATAGCGGCCGTCGGCAGTGACGAGCTCAGCGCCCCACTCGCCCGCGCCGGTGCCGCCGCCCGGGACTTCGTTCGCCTTCATGATGGCGATCAGGGTCGGGTTGGTCTTGCCCCAGCGCTCGACGGCGACGCTCAGCGCGCTGCGCTGCTCGAGCCGCGCGTAGGCCTTGGCGATGACCTGGCGGACGTAGTTCTGACCTTTGAAGGCTTCGTCCTTGTCCTGCGACTTCATGACGATATGGCTGGCGCGCTGGCCCGAACCTTCGCCGCGGCCGCCGTTGTCGCCCTTGGTCTTGTCGATGACCGGCGCGGCCTGCGCTTGCAGCTCGGAGAGACGCTTCATGCGCACCAGGTCGGCGTCGATTGCCTTGATCTCGGTATCGAGCAGGTCGAACTCTTCCTGTTCGGCGGCATCGCTCGAGCGCCCTTCGTCCATGGCCTTCTGCAGCACAGCCTGCGCGCGGGCCGACTTGGCAGCGCGGGTGTTCTCCAGGTCTCCGATCTGCGAGGCGATGGTCTTCACCTCACCGGTGAAGGGGACCATGCCAAGGGCGCCCAGGCCGGCGAGCAGTTCGGGCGGCAGGTAGTTGGTGACCGGATGGCCGAGGAAAGCGGCAACGCAGCCGAAAGCGGCGACGGCCAGGACGGCGAGCGTCAGGTGATTGCGAGAGAGGGATTTCATTTCAGATCCTTTTGGATGAGTTGCACGGCGCCCGGATGGGCATTGGAATTTCCCGAGGCGCCGGGACTTCTTCGAATCAGTTGCACACTCTTCGCCCGCAGGCCAAGCGCGGCCAGGGTTTGGTGGTCAACTGACTTGATCGTTTGAATGCTCGCGTCGGCATTCGCAGGGATGGTCACGGCCGACAGTTCGAGCCATGACCACTTCGTGAAGCGCATGCCCCAACTGCCGGCGATCTCGGCCATCTCGATGGGCGAGAAGCCGATGGACATGCCGCGCACGAGGCCCGCCTTGATCGACTGCCAGGCCTCATCGATGCGGTCCTTCAGCGTTCCCGGCTCTTCGATGCGCGCGATCTGGATCTCGACATCGATGCCAGAGGCGGAAATCTTGGCCTTCGTGACGTGGCCAATCGGCTGGCGGCTGTCGTGCTGCCACAGGAACGGGATGGGGAGCTTGAACTCGGCACCCTTTGGCTCGACGATGTCGCCCATGCGATCGACGCTCGGCGTGCTGGCAATGCCGGACAGGATTCGCTTCTCGTCGTCGGCGGATTTCAGTTCGAGGGTGGAGTAAGCACGGTTCATCATTTCGCCTTTCAGACGACAAAGATTTGGTATTTCTTCTCGGCGGACGCGGGGTTCGTCGCCATCAAGGTGGTGCAGTCGAATACCGCCATCAGCGGGTCGACCTTCGCCTTGCCGGAAGCCGATTTCGTGATCAGGTCGGCATTGCCCTTTGGCTCGCTCTTCGCATTGCCTACGCACCAGGCCATCAGCGCTCGGCCGCCGTGAATCAACTCGCCGCCCGCCAATTTCCGTTCGGTGGTCTTGATCGCACCGTTGAGGCGCCAGCCTTGCGAGACGCCAATGATTTGCTCCATCGAAATGTCGCGGCCTGGCGCCGTGAGTTCGTCGACGATGTCCGTGATGCCCGCGGTATCCACGCCGATGGCTTGCTTCTCAGGTAACAGTCCAGCCGCCTTGATCCTGCAGACGATGTCAGCAACCATCTCGACGTCATCGCCGGGTCGTTTCACGACCGTGAGGTCTCGGTCTTTTTGAAAGTCCAGCAAGCGCGAGGCAATGTCCTTGCGCCGCTCGAGCACGATCTCATGTGCCCATGCGTGGCACCAGATCAGCCACTTTCGCGTGTCACGTTCACGGCCCATGACGCAGAGGCCCAGCAGGTCGTCAAGACCGCCGCCGTCGATGCCGACGACAACAACTTCGCAGCGCTTCAGCAGCGTGTCGAGGGTCAGCGTCGGATCGACCGCGGCCTCCCAGAAATCGGCGCCAGCCCAGCGGTCCGAGTGCAGTGCCAGGCCGATCTCGATGTTCAGATGCTGCGAGGCCCAGAGCCGGAGTGCCGCGTCGCCCTTTGCCTCTTCGTCTGCGAACGCCGGCTTCAGCCGTTCGATGTCGATGGAAAGGCCGAGGTTTGGCGTGACCATCGGCCAGTTGATAGGGTCGCGCCACGGCTTCGTCGGGTCGCGCTGCATCGCTTCCGGATACTCGTAAAGCACCGGCAGCATCGCGCTCTGTCGTGTGCCGTCTCGGACCCCGCGCGCCTTCTCCAGATCGTCCTTGAACACCCCGGCCGGCGCGTCGTCGCTCTGCGTCGTGATGATGGCCAGGAAGGCTTCTGGGAACGGCTGCATGCCGCCACGCAGCTGCAGCATTGCCTTATCGGCCCGCGGGATCTTGCCCAGCACGTGCAGCTCGTCGATCAGCGCGCCAACAACCTTCTTGCCGGTCACTGCCTTCGGGTCGAACGTCATGATCTGCAGGTTCGCCTGCGTCTCGCGGTGCACGATCGTCTTCAGGTGATCGCGCACGTGCAGCTTGGCTTCGAGCACAGGATCCAGCGCGATGGCACCGGCAATCGCGGAGAAGGCCTCATCGGCTGTCTTCTGAAACGGTGCCGTCAGCAGGAACGGCGCTCGCGGCCGCTGATTGAGCAGAAGCGCGGTCAGCATCAGCAGCGCGCCGTTCGTGGTCTTGCTGTTCTTCTTCGGCACCAGCAGGAACAGCTCTCGGATCATCCGAGCCTTGGTCACCGGATCGACCGAGCCGAACATGGCGCGGACGATGTCGCGAAACCACTCGCCGCCAGCCTCTCCGAAGGTCGGGGTGCCCGTCACGTCCGCCAGGCGGAGGCGGTTCAATACTGCTACGGCCCGGTCACCCTCGATCGCGTTCAACGGCAGTTCCGGCACCAGCGTGCGACCAGCCTTCAGCCGTGCCGCCCAGTCCCGGCAGGACAGATCCCAGGTCACTGCAGCAGCGGTGCGCCGCCACGCGGCAGCAGGTCATTCCACTCGGTACCCGCCTGAGCGCCGACGGCATCGGCGTTCGCCTGCTCCTTCTTGCCCAACTTCGGAGCCTTCTCGGCTGCCGTTGGTGCCTCGGGCATCGGTGGCGCGAGCGGCGTGGGACTGGTGCTCAACAGCGCCTTCTGTGCCGCCACATTGCCGCCTCTCGCTGCCTTGTCCATGGCCACAAGCCAGTCCAACCTGCGCTTGTGCGCGCCGGTCGACAACTCGATCGCGAAATGCTTCTCCAGCGTGTTCCGGGCGATGCCCAGGGCCTGTGCGATCTCCTCATGCGCCATGCCACCGGCCGCGCCAATGGCAACCTGCCGACGCTGAACAACAGTGGGTTTGAAGGGGGGACGGGCCATTTTTCGTTTCTGCGCAAGAACCTGCGTTCGGGTCGAAATTTCGGGGATCAAGAAAAAAACCCACAGATGAGGTGGGCGGCGGTCTAGAGCGAAACCGAAATTTCGGCCGACCCCTCCCCCCCTGTCTCATCCACACAACGTTGTGTTTTTGAGACATTCCTGAGTCGAAACGCGATTGGTTCGCATCCACTCAGACGACGGTCCATGCCTTGTCGGTCGGGGTGTCGGTCACCGGGAGTTCGTGGTCTCTCTCTTCACGCTGCTTGGTGCTGTCGTGACAGGGCTTGCAAAGGGGCTGCCAGTTGGTGGAGTCCCAGAACAGGGTGTCGTCGCCTTGGTGCGCGACGATGTGGTCAACCACGGTTGCAGCAGTGATGCGGCCTTCGCGCTCGCAGTAGCGGCACAGCGGGTGCTTGCGGAGGTAGCCCTCTCGGGCCTTCTGCCACCTATACCCGTAGCCTCGCTTCGTGCTGCTGGTGTTGTGGTCTGGGGTTCTCCATGAACCCGGAGTGATCGTCTGTAGCGCGGAGCTGATGGTCCCGAGCTTGGGCTTCAGGCGCTGGATCGGCATCACTCGATCCTGATACGGATGGCCTTGAGCACCACCCGGCTGACCTTGTCCATGTCAGGCTGAGTGCGCATGGTCACGCAGAACAGTGCGAGGGTGTGGAGGTAGACCGGCAACCACCATGCAACGGAGAGCTTCACGCTGACTGTGCTGGCCATGGTCATCTCCGGATCGGAGCGATTTGTGGCGCAGGGATGAAGCGGCACATGCTGTCGCCCAGCGTGGTGACCTCGATCATGTCGAGGGAACAGAGGTCGAGCTTCGGGCTCAGACAGTAGCCGCACACCGTTGAGTGCTGCTCATGAGGGGCGCCGCACTGCTGGCAGGTCGCTTGACCATGAGCACGCGCCAATGCTGGCGGGGCCTTCGGAGCGCTCGGCTTCGGGTACGGCGGTGGAGGATTGGTAGGCATGACCATGGTCGGGACTGGTAGACCCATCAGAAGTACTCGTCTCGCATGGGTGGGTATGGCTTCAGCGCGGCGTCGGCAGCCCAGGTCGCTTCTAGCTCAGCATCTCGGCGTCGTTGCTCGCGGCGCGTAGCCCGAACGAGGACCACGCCGACCACTAGGTGAATCACCACCAAAGCGATCAGGAAGATCGTCACTGCGGTCTGCTCGTTCATGAATCTGTACCTCGTGTTCTGCCTGCCATCGGACCGCGCGGATGAGGCGCTGGCGGCTGCCGTTCTTCCATGCTTGATGACGCCCGGAGCTGAGCGCGGAGGAACCACCACTCTTTACCCGGAGTGGTCGCCTTCAAGTTGGGCGAGGAGACGGGGCGGAATGAAAAAGCCCGCACGCGGCAGGCAACAGGCTGGTGGTCAGCCTGGAAGACAGTGGCTTCAGTGGCCGGCTTTTCACTCCGCTACTGCGGTAGGCCCTGGCTGGTGGCACTGATGCACATCGCTGTGCACTCACTGAATCTGGCGGAAGCGGTAGGAGGCGAACCCACCCTGCGGTTTACAAGCCGCACACTCGGTTTTCAAGACCGGGGCCTTACCAATCGGCCACGCTTCCATTGACTGGCGGATGGTCGAGGGTTCGAACCTCGGCGGCCATTGCTGACCGGCTACGGCTTAGCAAGCCGACCCGTTGCCACTCCGGCAACCATCCTTGATGAATTCGGAATCCCTGAGCCTTACGCGCCGCTTGCTCATGAGCGGTTCGCGGTCGGCTGTAAACGGGCGGCGGGTGGGGCTTGGTCCTCTGGGCCAGAACTGGCCCGGCGCTGGCGTTCAAGCAGGCGCTTCGACATCACCCAGCCGGCTGTCACCGAAAGTGGTTGCGATGGTCCGATTCGAACGGACGACCTGTGGGTTATGAGCCCACCGCGCTACCAGGCTGCGCTACACCGCGGAAACGAAAAAGCCGCCTCAGTGGGCGGCTTGGAAAACTTTGGAGACACCTTCCCTGTCGAGGGTGGCGGCCGGCGCCGGAGCGGCGGCAGGTGTTCAACAAAGAGTCGAGGGCAGCAGCCTCAGCAGGCAGCGCGATCTCGTGCGCGGATTATCACATTTGCGCCCTGCGCATTGCAACTTCATGCATCCGGCACCTCTTCCCCGAACTTCGAGGCGACGTAGGCGCGCATCGCGGCGATCAGTGGCGTGGCCCCGAGTTGCCCATCAGCAGCGTCGGCGCCGGCGCAGTAGTCCACATCGCCCGGCATGCTCCCCAACCACTGACCATCGGTGCCGAACGGAATAGTGCCAATCCGCTCACGGCCGATGATTGGGCCGCCGTCTCCCCAACTACTGGAAGGCCGATAGGGCACACGCTCAAAGGCATTGAAAGAAGTGACGCATAGGCTCTTGAGGTCGCCGCCCCAATCTTCGATCCGCGCATCTTCAGCGCCTTGGGCTTTCGCCACCCAAACATCGAGGAACGCACCAGCGAGTTCAGAAGTCTTCATGGTCACCATTCTCCTCTGTCATGGCTGGTGCGCGCGGCGGCCGTAGACGAATGCGCGGCACTGATTCAAAGGGCGCTTGCACCACCCCGGCACGTGCATCCTCAACGATTTGGCGCCCATATACCCGCTGGCCGAGCGAAGCCCGATACCGCTCGATGCATTGATCCATCCAGTTCGCCACTCGCCGGCCCTCGTGCTGATGGGGAATCTCGCTTTTACCGGTACCTTCGCAACCCCCACAGGCCTTGCCGTTGTGGCGGTTGGTGCCCTCTGCAACCTGCAGCTTCGTGCCGCCGCAAACCGGGCAGATCTGATGCAACCACCAGCGGACGATGCTCGATGCTTTTTCACTGCATCGGTCGAAGTCTTCCTGCCCCTCGGCACGCCGGCGCTCATCGACCTCGGCTACTGCAGCCACCAAGTCGGCATTGGCTGCCTCCAACGCTGCTGATTCTGCTGGTGCGGTCGCTACCACCTCCCGCAGCCGCTTTAGCATCTCAGCATCGTGCTCCCGTACTTCGGTCCGCTCTGAGCGCGTGATCGGGTCTTGCGACTGCCCCATGCCCCACTTCATCATCTGCACCGCTGCCTGCTGGCGCACATCAGGAAGCGCCTTCAACCGTTCCAGGAATAAGCTGAGCTGTTGTATGTTGAACTCGTGCTTCTTCTCGTGCGCGCGGCGCTTGAGGTTCTTGCGCTCCTCTTTCGTCAGCTTCCGGCCATTGGCCTCAGCCGTGCGCAGCATCGGTTCGTAGAAGTACTCGACCTCGGCCATGCGCGGCTTCTCGGTGGAGTCGTATTCGGTATGAAGGCGCAGCATGGCGCCACCGATGCGCGCCTGCGTCCAGCCGGCCACGATGATGACGTCAGCGTCACCCGTGCGATCGGCTTCCACGCGAAGATCGCTGCTGTTCATGGCGGAGGTGTAAATCTCCTCGATTCCCCGTTTTTCGTCGTTCAACATAGTTCCTTCCTGGGTAATGGGTTAGGCCGCGCAGGGCTTCGGGCTCGATGTGGCGTTCCGCGCCCTGTTGATGGCCTTCTCGACCGCGCGCTGGTAGGTGGCTAGGTCGATGCTGGTTCTTTGCAAATCGTGGTATTCGCTGAGGTCCCGCACGGCCTGCAGGTCTGGGCCCGTGGCGCCGAGCCGGCCGGTGGTGGCGTGACGGGCCTGCGCAGCTTCGAGAAAGCGTTCGACCGCTTCGATGGATGGCAGCACCTCTGGGCCGACACCCATTTCCACCAACACGCGCGCGGCTTGCACGAGAGCGGTGATGCAACCCCAATGCTTCCAGGTGGCGTGGCCGAACTGGAATGCGTCCAACGCCTCGCGTTCGGCCGCTCGCAGCAGACCCAGCCGCTTGTCGTCGATGACGCATGCACCTGAGATGGCGACGCTCACGGCATCGCCCAATCCCCAGACCTTGCGGCGCGTGTGCTTCCTCATGCTGTGGCCTCGCGCGTGAATCGAAACCCAACCTGTCCCTGCAGTCGCTCCAGCCGACCAGCGCGCACCAGTGCCTGGACATGATCATTCGCAGCGTTCGTGCTGGCGTAGCCGAAGTGCCGCGCGATCACGGGCATCGTCGGCATGTTGTCGTTCTCGGCCTCGAACTGCTGCATGAAATTCAGCACGGCCGTTTGCTTGGCTGTGAGCTTAGTGGTCATGCGCAGTCGAGCTCCGGAATGCGGACCCACAGAAGGGACTCGTCGATGGCATCGGGGCCGGGGTCACGGATCGGGCGGAGCATGCAGTCGGGCCAGATCGCGCAGGCGTTGCGCACACCAGGATCGATGTGGAACTTCGAGCCCAGCGACCGGACAAGCCACATCTGGCCAAAGACCTCGTTCATCTCGCTCAGTTCAAGCACGTCGACCAACAGGTCGTTGTCCATCGGCGCACCGCGGGTCATCGCGAGGTCGCCCTTGCGGCAGTTCATGAGGTCTCTCCTTGCCCGACGGGCGATGCGTTGAGCCGGTCCAGCGCCCACTGCGCGGCGGCCTTGTCTTTCGGCGTGGCGTCGATGAACCCGGCGACGACCCCGCGCCAGATGTCCACCATCCACAGGTGCGCATGCATGAAGGCGCAGGCCTTGATCTCTGCCGGAGCGCCGCCCTGGTCCAACCACTGGTGGCAGGCGAAGCAGGCATAGACGTGGTACTGGTCGTCGGCCTTGCGCGCGCCAGCTTTGCCGTGGATGTATAGGTTCGAATGAGCGGCCACCACCGTCGTGCGATCGCCGTTGCAGATGCCTGGCACTTCCAGCGTGCAGGACTGGCCCCGGGCCATGCTCAGCAGGTGCGGGTTGCGGTGCTGCTCGGGCTTCGGGACCGAGATGGGCTTTCCCATATCCGCACTGGCGTAGGTGCCGCGGCGCGCGACTGGCGCGTACAGCGGCTGCGGCTTGCGTTCGTAGACGCGGCGGGCGAAGGTCATTGCGCGAACTCCTGCGCCCACGAGTCCACGCACGCGAAGCGCTGGTCTGCGCTCAACACCGGCCACAGCGTCTCCTGTGCCCGTGGCGTCCAGAGGAACGCATCGACGGCGTGGTGCAACTCGCCGAAGTCCGCCTCGTCCATGCTGTCGAAGTCGAGCGAGCGCGGGATGGCGTTCGGCTGACCATCGAACCCCGGGACCAGATCGAAGTAGCCGGCGCCCATCACCACCCAGTAGCGCAGCTTGTCCAGGTCGTCAAATGCTTCGGTGCGGTTGAGCAGACTCTGCAGCTTGGCGAAGAACAGGCGGTGGTGCTTCGGGCTGCGCGGGAAGCGATAGCTGAAGGTGAGGGTCTGGCCGATCTCCAGCCCTTCGACCAGCCGCTTCCATTTCGAGTAGGCGCGTGCGCCCTTCTCGTCCAGGCCTTGCAGCCGGCCCTGGGTGTTCTTGATGATGGTGACGTGGCTCATGGGGTTGGCTCCGCGAAAAGGTCGCGCTGCCGTGTGTCGGGCACGCGCGTGGGGGTGGCGAACAGCGACGCGCGCCGCGTGGGCGCACCGGCAACGGCGGCCGCGCACTTGGGGCCAAAGGTCATGCCGCCCAGGTAGACGGGCGTGCGATGCAGCCAGCGGTGGCAGCGGGCGCAGATGGTCATTGGTCGCACCCCTTCCCCACTGCGCCCTTGTCGCGAGAGTCGGTGAACTTCGTCCAGTGAATCCAGCCGCGCGGGCAGTGAAAGCCCCACTCTCGGAAGCGCGGCCCCGTGATGAACAGTGTCCAGCATGGTTCCGGCGCATCGCCGCCCAGCAGCTCGACGCGGTGCGGCGACGCGCCCCAGCGGAACTCGAGGCTTCCTGTCTCGCGCACCTCGGCAACAGCAACACCGCCAGCCTTGATCGCGTGGGCGATGTACCTGTGCCGCAGGATCCAGCTCAGCCGGAACAGCCACGGGTGGCAATGGTGGGCGCGGTCGTCGTCGCTGCGCAGGAAGCAGTGCAGGTAGACGTTGAAGACCGGGTTGCGCGGGATGAGCCACCAGCGCAGAAGGTATGGGCGGTCGGCACCGCCGATGACGAAGTCGGGCTGCCGGCGGTCAGCAACGGCAAGGAGGCGGTCTTGGAGCTTCATGCCTTGTTCCTCAGGCCCCAGTGGGCGATCAGGAGCGACTCGGCGCGGTTGTGGTGCTTCGCGAGGCTGAGCGGCGCCGCGGGGTACAGGCCGCGCGCGGTGACCAGCGCCTTCTTCTTGTCCGCGTCCAGACCGTAGAAGCGCTTCCACTTCTGCGGGCCGAGCATCGTGGGCTTGTAGCCAAGGCACTCCAGCACGGTCTCGATGGCGCCGAGTGAGCGCATGAGGGAGCCTTGCGTTTGCACGGCGTTGTTCTTGCCGCCCATCGTGCTGACCTGTTCGAGGAAGGCCTCGGCCGTTTCACCGATCGGCACGTTCGCCCGGATCATCTTGGCCAGCGTGCGGCCGTCGATCTTCCGGGTGATGAGTCCGCTGCCGGGGAGCGGCATGGTGGGAAGGTCTTCGACCACGCAGATGCGGTCGGACACAAACGAGATGGCGCCGCTGAGGCCTGGGTCGATGCCGATGTTGATCACAGGTCACCGCCTTTCGCGGCGCGCGCGACACCTACGGACTCGGCGATTTGCGCCCAGCCATCCGACCCGCAGCGAGCGAGACCATGCCGCTCCACAATCGCCCGAACGAATGCGCCTGCTTCGCTGGGTGCACCGGTGTCACGGTCGTACTCCGTCGCACACAGCCAGCCCGGCGCGCGGTAGACAGTCCAACCGTCAGCAGCCAGCACTGCATCGCGCGCGGCGTCCTTTGCCTTGTCGGTGTGGAAGGCAGCACCGTCACACTCGATCACCACCTTGGCCTTCGGATTGGCGAAGTCGACGAACACGCGGCCGACGGGGTATTGGGGATAGAACACGGCATTGGCATCGCGAATGTCCGACCACAGCCAGCGCTCGATGGGCGTCATGAACATCATCCCTTTGCCCTCGTCCCAGGCGTAGGGATCGATTGCCCACTCGTTGCGTGCCTCCGCAAGGATCAGCGGCGTGAAGCGTGCGTAGTGCACGCGCAGTGCGTTCCAGTCGTTCATACGTCCTCCGTGAAAGTGCGTGCGCCGCGCTTGCGCTGACCGAGCGGCGCGTTCGTCGCCTGCCAGCGCTGGTAGCCGCCATCGAAGGCGAGCGCAACGCTGCCGATCCGCCCTTGGCGGTTCTTGGCGATGTCGGCTTCGATGACCTTCGGACCCTGCGATGGGATGTCATCGATGCTCAGCAGGATCACGATGTCCGCGTCTTCTTCGATGGCGCCGGATTCCTTGAGGTCGCTGAGGACAGGCTTCCCACCAGAACGACTCTCTGCAGCCCGGCCCAACTGGCTGAGCGTCAAGATCGTGATGCCGAGCTGCTTGGCCAGCGTCTTCAAGCCGCGAGAGATTTCTTCGATTGCGTGGTGCCGCTTGTCGTTGCCAGACTTCGACGTCGTGCTGCATAACTGGATGTAGTCCACGACCAGCAACTTAATAGAGTGGCGGCGCACCAGTGCGCGAGCCTTCGCGCTGATGTCTTGAAGCGTGAGCGCCGGCTGATCGTCGAAGAACAGCGGCAGCCCTCGCATTTCCTCTACCGCCTCGGTAAGGCGCGCCCATTCGTCATCGCGCAGATCGCCGGTCATCAGGTTCCCGAGGAGGATCTGCCCAAGGTTGGCCGTCACCCGCTCAGCTTGCTCATCGTTTGGCATTTCCTGAGAGAGGAAGGCCGCGCCGTGGCCCGCCTTGGCGAGGTTGATCGCAATCTGCAGCGCCAGCGATGACTTGCCAATCGATGGCCGCGCCGCGAGCACGATTTGCTTGCCGGGGCGAAGACCCCCGCTCAGGCGCTTGTCGATCGACGAGATTCCTGTCGGAATGCCGGGCTGGACGTTGCCGGAGTTCAGGTCGCTGACGCGATCCACCATGCGAGCCGTGATGTCGCCCACCACCACCGGTTCAGAGCGGCCACGGCGAACCTGCAGTGCCTGCAGCGTGTCCTGGGCTTTTTCCAGGCGATCCGCGACCGGCATGCCAGACGTCGACGCAATCTCCTTGACCTCGTCGGCCGCCTTCAGCAAAGAGCGCAGCATCGCGCGCTCCGACACAATCTCGGCATAGCGCCGCACCGTGCTGGAGCCCGCTTGGAACTGGGCCATGTCATGGAGCATCGACAGGTCGATGCCTTCTGCGATGCCCGCCACCTTGAGGTGGTCGAACACCGTTACGACGTCGGCTGGCTTGCAGGCATTGATCAAGGCGCTGATAGCGACGAAGACACGCCGGTGCCGCTGATCGAAGAACTGCTCTTCGACCAGCATGTCGCCCACCACGTCCCAGTGCCCATTGCCCATGAGCAGCGCGCCGAGCACGCCCGTCTCGGCTTCCGACGACCACGGAATGGCATCGCGCTCGAGTTCACGCGGGTGCATGCTCGCCCTCCTCGGCTTGAGCCTGCTGTGCCAGGCGGGTTTCGATGACCTTTTTCGCCTGCAGGCCAGTCGCTGTCCACTCGACCTCGCTCCGGTCGTTCGTGAACCAGAGCTTTGCCCACCGACCCTTCACCGCGTTCGCGAAGTGGGCCGGCCAGTCCTTCTGCAATTTGGCCTTGTCGACACCGGTTGCAAAGCGATCTCGAAACTCGATCCACGCGACCTGCAGCATTTCGTCGCTGATACCCGCATCGCGGCAGTAGCGGCGGATGAAGTGGTCCGGCGGCAGCGGCTTGCGGCCTTCGGCTTTGCACTGGTCGAGGTAGGTCCGAAGCGTGGTTCCGTTCTTTTTCGGCTTGGCAGGTTCGAGCGTCGATGCAGTCGGCGCTACTCCTGAACGTAGTGAAGGAGAAGACGGAGACGGATATGGAGACGGAGCATTGCTACCAGCATCGTTTCCGCTGCTACTAGCATCGATTTCAGTGCTGCCAGCATCGAAATTGATGGACGGCTGATTCGACGCAGGTTCTTTGCTTGGTCGTTTCTTGCTGTCAGCAGTGCTAGTAGCATCAGATTCTTTGCTGGCAGCATTGCTGTGTGCATTACTGTCAGCATTCCTAGCAGAAGCCCATTCCGGGACCTGCCTGTCGGCTTCAGCTTCCCCGTGGTGACGCTTGACCGCGTTCCATTTGGCCTTTGCCGAACGCATATCTGCGCCGTTGACCCAGGGGTTGTGATCGGCCCAATCGTGGATGCGGTAGGCACCATCGGCGCCATCAAGGAAGCGCACATCGGCGAGCGCGGTTACGAAGGCGTCGAGGTCACCGGTCCAGTCCGCTGCGAGTTCGATGTCTTCGCCGGTCATCCCGGCGAGGTCACCATCGGACCGGTTGGCAGCGGCCCACAGAATCAAGCAGACCAGGCTCCAGCCGGCACCTGGGCCGAGTCGCCTGATGAGCTTCTTGGTCTTGGGATGCCCGGCGAGACCGGTTGCGATGCGCGCGTCAGCAGCCACCTACGGCCCTCCGAGCTTCGGCATGGATGCCGGCGATCTGACCCGCGGCCGCGAAGTAGCTGGCGCCCTCCTCTTCCGCGACCTGCAGTGCGGCGTCGCGCGCGGCGATCAAGGCTTCCATTTCGCGGCGGTGCCGGTGCGCCTCGTCCACGCTGCCCAGGTCCATGGCGATCTCGATGGCCAAGCCCTCGGCAAGGATCAGGTGCTCGCGCCGGCGCGCGATCTTGAGTTGGAGGGGCGTCATCGTGAGAACTCCTCTGCGCCCGCACGACGGCGAGCGTTTCGAATACGGCTGATAGCGGACTGGCTGACGCTGAAGCGCGCTGCCAGCACCGCCTGCTTCTCGGTCGAAGCTCGTATGGCCAACACCTGAGCCGTCGAGAGCTTCGCGTGGCCGTGCCGCTCGCCGTGGGCGTGTCTGCCCTTGGCGATCTTGTCGGCCGAGTTGAGCGCGGGAGTTCCGAGGAAGAGGTGCTCGGTGTTCACGCAACGCGGGTTGTCGCAGCGGTGCAGCACCTGCTGCGCAGCCGTCAGAGCACCATTCGCGGCCTCGTAGGCGGCGCGGTGAGCCAGCATCAATCGGCCAGCGAACCTGATCTGGCCGTAGCCTTTGTTGTTCAGCGAGCCCATCCAGTGCACGCAGCCCGTTGACTGCGCTTCGCTGTGGAAAGCAATACGCTCGGCCAGCGTGCCAAGACAGCGCGCGCTCACGAGGTGGCCTCCAACTCTTCGAACGAGAACAGGCTGGGCATGCTGGCTTGGCGCTCGGCAGCGCGCAGGTAGTGCACCTGGTCGGCGAAGTACGCACCGCTCAACTCCGAACCACCGCCGCGCCGTCCCAGTTGGATCGCGCGCACCGGCACCGTGCCTAGGCCACAGAACGGGTCATAGACGAGCTCGCCCTTGGCGCTGTAGCGCTCGATGAGCCGGTCGACGATGTCGAACTGCAGGGGGCAGACGTGCTTCTCTACAGCGCGGTTCGTCTGCTCGCCGTTAAGGGTGCGCATCCGGTTCACGTCGTGCCAGATGTCCGGGTCATGGCTGCCGGGCGCCAGACTCATGAAGGTTTTCGGCAGCGCGTTGCGGTCGTTCAGCTCCTCGCCGATCTGGACGTGGCGCTGGTAGTCATAGACATGGCGCAAGCTGTCGGCGGTGAAGTACTTGGCCAGCTTCTCCGGCCCCATTCGCGCCATCTCTTCCGCCGTCAGCAGACGGTTACCGTTCGAGCGCCAGAAGGCGTGCGCATCGACCTGCCAGCGCGCCAGGCTGTATTCCTTCGGATCCTTCGCCACCGGCTCATCGGCATAGCCGCGTGTCCGGTCGGTCTGTGGCTTGCGGAAGATCAGCACGTACTCGGGGCAGCCAACGCCCATCTTCGTGCTGTCCTTCAGCATCTCGCCGTAGCTCAGACGGTAGGTCTGGTTGTTCTCGCGCACCACGTCGGTGTTGATCTGGACCATGCCGATCTTCACGAAGCCGTGCTTGCGCAGGTGGAAGCTCGCCTCCTCGTGGAAATAGTCCATCGTCGGCGCACCCAGACCGGTCACCGACTGGAACAACACGCGATCCTTCACGTGGATGCAGATCTCGCGCCCCGGCTTCAGCATGCGCAGCAGCTCAGGCGTCAGGAAATCCATTTGCGCCCAGAAGTGCGCGTTGTCCTCGGTGTGGCCGAAGTCGTTGTAGCTCGGCGTGTATTCGTAGTGGTTTGCGAATGGCACGCTGGTCACGATGAGGTCGACCGAGTTGTCCGGCCGCGCCATGGCTTCCAGCACCGCATCGTTGTGCGCGACCTCGAAGAGATCGCCCTTGACCACCTTGCGCTCGACGCCGACCGTCCTGGCCAGTTGGTCGTGCATGGCGAGGTGATCGAGCCCATAGGTGCGCACCAGCTCGGCCATGCGCTCCTGCTGTTCGTCGTGCCGCTGCCACTTCGCCTTCAGATTGGCGACGATCTCGCGTTCTGCTTCCGTGTGGATGATGTCGATGCGCGCCGGTACCTCGAGCGAACCACCGAACCGGAAGACGCGGTGGATGGCCTGAATGAAGTCGTTGAACTTGTGCCCGACGCCCGCGAAGACCTCGCGATGGCAGTGACGCTGGAAGTTGCATCCGCTGCCGGCGATGATCGGCTTCGTGGACAGGATCCTGTGCTCTCCGTCGCTGAACGCCATGATGCGGTTTTCGCGCTCTTCCAGGTCCTGCGTGCCCCACACGCTGACCGCCTCGGGAATTGCCTCCTGCAGCGCGTGGCGCTCGTCTTCCAGGTCGTGCCACACAACGAAGTGATCGCTTGGCGCTTCGCCGATTAGCTCCTGCACCTTCGCCACGCGGGCCGGGATGCTGGAGCGCTTCTCGCTCGCCGTGGCCGACAGGCTCAGCGATGTGTTCTGGATCAGCAGGCCCTGGCCGACCTTGTCGGTGCCGGCTTCGGAATAGTCGCTCGGGATCTCGTGCCAGCGCACGTCCAGCGCTGGCAGGATGTAGCCGTCATCGCTGTGTCCTAGGTCGCTCGGCTTCGTGATGACGATGGCCCAGCTCGCAACCCACAGCCAGAATTCTTGTTCTTTGTGCGGGTACAGCGTGAGGTTGTTGGCCTTCTCGCTGTCACGCTGGAAGAAGCGCGTGAGGGCCTGCCCGGTGTCCATGATGCCGAGATAGCCGGCGTAGTGGATGAGCTCCTTGAACCGGTTCGGATCTGGCGTGGCAGTGAAGACCGACTTGAATTCGACCGGCGCGAAAGCGGGCAGGAATTCCTGATAGGTCTTGCTGCCGTAGCTGCGCAGGATGCTCGCCTCGTCCAGGCCCGTTGCTCGGAAGCGACTCGGCGTCACGTTGCCTTCGCGGACGGCTTCGTAGTTCGTCAGGTAGATCGTGGCCGGGTCATCGATCTCGCTGTCGCGTCGGATGAAACGCAGATCTATCGCGCAGTCACCGGTGAATCGCAGCTCGACCTCGCGGACGAACTCTTGGCGCACGCCCAATGGGATCACGCCGAGCCGGTACGCATCGGGGAAGCGGAGACCGACCTGTCGCAGCAACTCCAAGTGCGTTGCGGTCTTGTGCAATCCGAAGCTGGCAAAGCAAGCGCGGTTGCCTCCCTTCGCCATCCACCGCACCACATCTCGGGTGTGCGGCTTGAGGGCAGGATTGATATTTTCCAGGGCGACGTCGAAGCCCGTGAAGCTGGCCAGCTTGATCTTCTGGCGGAGGAATTCGGCGTACTCCATCACGCCCTCGCCCATACGGTGGCCAGCTGCGGCCGACGTTGAATGGCGCGCTGCACAGAGGAGATCGGCACTTCGGGCTCGTCCTGATCGGGCACGGCAAGAGCAGCGCGGCCCGCGGCCGTCACAACGAAGTAGGCATGGCCGCAGCGCGGCACCTCGGGATTGGCCCGCTCGATCAGGCCACGAGCCTTGAGACGCGAGGTCTTCGCCATTAGCAGGTGCTGGGTGATCCCCGTGGCCTCGGCGATGTCGACGTAGCACGCGCCCTCTTCCGCATCGGCGCCGCGCGCGGCGATCGCGCGCAGGATGGTGAGCATCTGGCCGCCGACGTTCATGCCGCGGCCCTCAGCAGCGTCATCTCTTCGACCACGGTCAGCTTGGCGCCGACCGTGTGCCACTGCGAGATCGCTGTGTTCCCGCACACCCATTCGAACGCCCTCACCGCCGAGCCCGGCAGATCGCGCTGGCGATCGCTGTCGTGTAGGTAGCAGGTCACGTGCGGCGCGTACAGGCCGGCTTCTTCCGCCAGGCGGCGCTGGGTCATGTTGCGCACGCGGCGCAGGTTCCAGCACAGCCGGACGGCGTCTCGATATGTCTTGCATTGATTGATCAAGTGCGGGGGTACGACGCTGGGTGCATCGAGCCTCCCAAGCAGTGCGAACTGCATCTGTTCCATGAGGGCCTTCATGAAAAAATACGATGGGATTACCTGTTGAATGACCGGTTGGCACGGGTCAAAACTGAGTGCATGTCGAATCCGAAAAACATGCCCTTTCTGATGTGCCCAGCCGATGCACGCGCCCCTCTGGGAGGCCCCCCGCTGGAACGCGGAGACACTGGTGGACACATCAGGAAGGACGCGCATGGCTGGGTCTCAGTCCACGAGCTCGCGCTCGAACTCATGGAGCGCTTGCGCATCGAGTGCGGCCTCGCCCTTCAGGACCGCGCAGAAAGCGAGGCCCGCGAGAACGAGGCAGAGCGCGCCTGCGGTGAGGTCTCTGGCATAGAAGGAACCGACGGCCAGGACGCCGAAGATGGCGATCAGCGCGTAGGCCAGCAGCAGCAAGAGAGGGCGGAGGAAGCGCATGGCTCAGCGCCTCCCTGCCACAGGTGCCCGCCCACTCGCGGGGCAGAATCCGAGTTCCTCAACACGGACCCCGCGAGGGGCAGACAAAATGGGTGTGAATCCGAAACACGCGACCTTCGAGCAAGGCCAGCTCGAAGCCATCGAAATAGCGCTGGCGACACTCGTGCGAGTACTTCCCGCACCATCAAAGCAAGCGTTCATGGTTGCTTTTCCGAAGAATGTCGAGACCTGGGACAACACAGCACTCCCGTCCAGCGCCATATCCGACGAATGGCTTCGAGGATTGAGGGAGACCGCGGCTGGCTTGCTGCGACTCGCGAACCCAAGCGCCTAGAAATCTCGGTTTGGATCACAGCAACAGGGATCACCCCCGAATTCGAATCCTCGACAGGAGCGAACCTGCGCATGTCGTCCGAAGGCGTCCTGCGCATTTCAGGCACCTGCTTTCGCGGGCTCGGCCTGGACAGGATCGGCGAGCTCGGGCCAGATCGCAGCCCAGTCGTTGGGGAACAGCTGTTTGCGCGTGGCGATGCCGCGCGCTTCGGCAACCGGGGCCAGCCGGATCAGCTTGTCGTCGGGGATCCGGCCCTTCTCCTTCCAGCCGGATACCGAGGGCGCCTTGACATTGGCGAGCAAGGCGGTCGCGAACGTACCGCCAAGGGCTTCGATGAGTGCGATGTGGTCCATGCGAGGATATTAGGCATCCCTTATCTCTCAGTCAATAGGCATCCCTACTTTTAATTCCGTAGGCTTGCCTAACATGAAAAGTACGCTCGCAGAGCGGATGCGGCTCGCCCTGGCCGGTCCGCCGAAGATCACTCAAAAGGCGTTGGCCGAGGCCTGCGGCATCAAGCCGCCTTCGGTAAACGGTTGGGTCTCCGGGGAATCGAAGACGATCGAGGGCGCTAACCTGTTGAAGGCGGCGGCGTTCTTGGGTGTGTCCGCAAAGTGGCTAGCCGAAGGGATTGGGCCGATGCGTGAGACCAAGCCTGTCTACAGCGACGAAGACTTTGTTTCCATCAAGCGAGTCGACGTCAGCTTCTCAAATGGCACCGGCCAAGTCGTCTATCACGAAGAAGACAAACCGCCTCTCTCATTCCGAGCTGATTTCCTGCGCAAGCTTGGCATTCCGCCGGGTAAGGCGGTGGTCGTGGACGCCGAGGGGGAGAGCAACTATCCGAAGATCCTGCCGGGCGCCGTCGTGCTCATCAATAGCGCGGACAGAGAGAACTTGAACGGCGACTTCTTCGCGTTTCGTGTCGAGGGCGAGTTGCTCATCAAACGTCTGGCGAAGCTGGAAGGCGCAGGCATCATCGCAACCGCAGAGAATTCAGACTTCAAGCCTAAGAACGTCATCTACAGCCGGCCCGAGGACTTTGAGGTCATCGGCCGAGCGGTCTGGACCGGAGTAGAGCTATAGGTGCGACGGGCACGAGCGCAGCGCAAACCTCTGTGCCAACAGCGTCATTTCGGCTCATGTCGATGGCGCTGCTCTCTCCTTGAGGATCGCCGCCAGTACGCCTTCCAGTTCAGCCCATGAGCCGAACACCAGCGCCTTGTCCTTGGCGCTCCATCGACCGCCATAGGCCTTGAGCGCGGTCGCAGTGCCGTCTACAGCGCCCATGACCGCGGGCTTGCCCCAGCCATAGCTAGGCATCGTCTCGCCAGCGGTAAGGCCTAGTTGCTTGGCAAGATCTGCGGCGCGCTCGCCGGCGCGGCCTGGTGGGGAGAGCATGAGGCATTGTCCACTTGCTGGGAGCAAGACGCAAAAAAGCCGCCCGAGGGCGGCTTTCGTTGGAGCGCGAAGATTAAGCGCCCGGGCATTCCTTCGGAGCGAGCTTCTTGGCGACAGTCGAGGCGCACGACCACACGCCTGCGGTGCCGGTTGCGCCGGTCGTGTCAGCCGTGCGTGTCCATGTGATGGTCGAACCGTTGATCTGGCCGCCACCAATCAAGGTGCAAGCAATCGAGCCCGCACCAGCCGCCGAGAAGGTTGCAGCGACAGCGGAGCAGCGCGCGGTAGAAGTGGCAAGGCCAAGATCAGCCGGGCCCGTCGTCGCGTCGCCATCAGTGACGCGCGACTCAACCTTGACCTTGCCCGGGGTAATTTCAGCCAGACCCGCAGCGACTTGTGCCTTAGCGGTGTAGTCCTGATATGCAGGCAGTGCGACAGCAGCCAAGATACCAATGATCGCCACAACGATCATCAATTCGATAAGGGTGAAGCCGGCTTGTGCGCGATTGCGGATGGTACGAACGTTCATGAGAGTCCTCGGTTGGTTAGGTCGCCAGAGGCCTTTCCTCTGGAGCGTGGTTCTATCTGCAGAACCTGTGCCAAGTCGAAATCCAGAGGTCAGCGGTCAAAACTGAGACAATTTGTGTTTTCAAGTAACAAAATTGTCAGTTCCTTGCCGTGCCGTGACACATCACGTCAGGATGCGCTCGCCCAGTTCTGCGAGCAGATAGGCACGCATGCCGGCCTCTAGGTGGTTACGGCCCCATGCTGCTATTGGATGGGCTGCTGGTCGAGCTATCACCCCCTTTTCCATTCGAAGGATGCGGTCGAATTGAATGCCTGAGGGCGTGGGAGTGAAGTGCATCTCGAACTCGCTCAGGATCGGCCCCGCATGGCTCCAATTGCTGCTGTACGCAAGCACTGACCGGCCGGCTTGTCCAGGCACGGGGATCACGGGCTCCCCGTCGATCATTTCCGCGTCGTCGCCTTGGGCAATCGCGACCCAAAGGTCCAGTTCTCGCCCTACTAGCTCCGCTACTTTCGGCAGGACGCCAAGGTCCTTCTCCGGCAGAAGCTCGCCAATCAGCTGATCGATGCTCACGTCAAAAAAGCGGGCCATCGCCTTCAGTTCGGAAGCCCCGGGTTCGCCCTCCCCCTGTTCCCACCGAATGATGCGCCTGAGCGAATAGCCCAGCCCCGCGGCCAATTGCTTTTGCGTGAGCGACCGATCGGTACGGAGTTTCTTGATGTTGGGGAGCTTCATTGCAGTCATGCCGCGAGGATAGCTTCGCCTCTGCTCCGACATCGAAAATAAATTAGGCATCCCTATTGACACCACAATAAGGCATCCCTAATATTGGTCCCATCAACACACGGAGATGGGCATGCAGAACACCGGAGCACAGGACAAGACTGCTGAGCAGCAGCTTCCCGGCTTGGAGGTCCGAGAGGCCTCCCCCGCCGAGTATCTGGAAGCGATGAACGGCCGCCTGAAGCTGGACGTGCGCAACGTCCGCGGCGAGCGCGTCATCCCGATGAACGGCACGGTGCCGGAAGACTGGAAGTTGGTGTGATGAGCGCTTTCACACACTCCAAGCTCGCCAGCCGGCGCGATGTGCGCCGTGAGCGCTTCGAAGCCAAGCACCATCCCGAAGCGGTGTTCGAGATGCCCGAAGAACAGGCGCTTGCCAGCGACCTCGCCTTCAACGAAATGAAGCCCACGGAAGGCTTCTATGACCACCGTGACCACTTCGCGCTGGAACAGCAGAACGGGCGGCTGGCATGAGCGCGCATCACACGCCAGGGCCGTGGCGGGCCGTTGAATGGACCTGCCACGCCGCAACGACAGTCATCGCCGGAGGCGTGGTCGTTGCCGAGTGCAGCGGCTTCGGTCGCCTGGCTGACGAATCGCTCGGCGATGCCCGCCTGGTCGCCGCCGCGCCCGAACTGCTGGTCGCGTTGCAACTCGCTGTCCGCCAAAACGGCTGCGACATGCTCATGACCGGCGAAGAGCTGCGCCAGTGCGAGGCCGCCATCGCCAAGGCTACAGGGAGCGCTGCATGAGAAGCGTCCTCCGCATGCGCCACTACTGCGACTTCTGCAAGAAGTCAGCCGGCACGAAGCCGTCGATGGAGAAGCACGAAAAGGGCTGTACGGCTAACCCAGCGCGCGTTTGCCGCATGTGCTCCTTCGCCGGGCTTGCACAACTATCCATGCCGGAGCTGCAGGCCGAGTACGCCAAAGGCTTCAAGGCGCTGCAAGCCGCTTGCGAATGTTGCCCGGCTTGCATGTTGGCCACGATGCGCCAGCACTGGGCCGGGGTCGTCTACGACTCCGATGTCTACAACGATGGGCGGGATGCCGAGCGTGGTGAATGGGACTTCAAGAAGGCCAGCAAGGCATGGATCGAAGAGCACCGGCCCGAGGATGACCGGAGGTACTACGGATGACCGCCCGCCGCACCCCCACTCAGCGCGTCGTCGACTTCGCCATCGGCGTGATCGCCTGCTTCGTCCTGCTGGTGCTCATGGCATGGATGGATCACAAGCAGTCGGAGACCGATGCCATGCGCCTGACGGCCCAGGTGGACAACGACCGCGCGACCGAGCACGCCGCCATGCGAGGCCCGCGATGAGCAAAGCCACCTACCGATGCGCGTGCTGCGGCGATCCGTTCATCGCCCGCGTCGCCGACCGTAACCGCGGCTGGGCTCGCTTCTGCTCGAAGTCCTGTAAGGCCATCAAGCAAGAGCAGCGCACAGGCCAGCACCACGCGCATCAGACCCGCCGCGATGAATGCGCTGAGCCGACCTTCAGCAACGCCCACCAGTTCGACAACACGGAACTGCAGTCATGAGCCGCGCCCGCCCTCACTACTTCCCCGACGACACGCCAGAGCCTGTCGCCCAGCCCTACAGCGCCATCGACGAACTGCTGCAGCTGGTATCGGCCTGGCTCAAGGTCGCCGGTGGCTGCTTCTTCGCCACTGCCGTGCTCGCCTATTTCTTCCCCTCCGTCTTCACCCTCTTCCGCTGAAAGGCAACCGTGAACGCAACTACAGCCGTAGAGCACGACGTGCTCGAACTCGAATCCATCAGCCGGCCCGCCGCAGCGCCGGTGCCCGCCGTGCAGCAGAGCGGCGCGCTGGCCAGCAGCATGCCCGAGTCGTCGCCCTTCGGGATGATGCTCACCGCGCTGGGCCGCGGTGCGTCGCTCGACCTGGTCGAGAGCGCCATGAAGCTGCAGGAGCGCTGGGAGGCTAACGAGGCGCGCAAGGCATTCGTGAAAGCCATGGCCGACTTCAAGGCTGAGCCGCTGGAAATCTTCAAGCGCAAGCAGGTCGGCTACACCACGAAGGACGGCGACTTCGTCGGCTACAAGCACGCCGAGCTGTCCCACATTACCGACGTGGTGGTGCCGGCCATGGCGCGCCACGGGCTCTCGCACCGCTGGGACCTGCAACAGGGCGGCGGCCGCATCGTGGTGATCTGCACGATCACGCACCGCTTGGGCCACAGCGAATCGGTCTCGCTAGACGGTTCGCCGGACAGTAGCGGCAAGAAGAACAGCATCCAGCAGGTCGCCTCGACCATCACCTACCTGCAGCGGTACACGCTGCTTGCGGCGACCGGCCTTGCGACCAAAGACGACGCCGACGACGACGGCCGCGGCGGCGAAGGCGAAGACCGCGGCGACGCGGGCGGTCAGGGCGACAGCCCCCGGACCCAACAGCGCACGGAACCTGCGACCTACCCGCAAGCGCAGTTCGACGCGAACCTGCCTAAGTGGCGCGAGGTGATCGCCGCCGGCCGCAAGACCGCGGACCAGATCATCGCAATGGCTCGCACGAAGCACCCGCTCACCGATGAGCAGGTCGCCGAGATCCGCAAGCCGGTCAAGGTCGCGACCGCCTCCGGCCCCAACTACGCGCATGTCGCCGAGCAACTGAACAAGGCCGCCGACGAAGACGCGCTCAACGTCGCCGCCGACCTCATCAAGAGCGTGGCCAACGCCGACCACCGCACCGAACTGAACGCGCTCTACGACAAGCGCCGCGCCGAACTCAACGCCTGAAAGAACACCACCATGAAGCAACAACACGACCTCGTGCAAGGCACCTCCGAATGGGATCAGTTCCGCCTTGAGCACTTCGGTGCCAGCGAAGCGGCGGCCATGCTCGGCCTGTCGAAGAAGACCACGCGCAACGAGCTGCTGCGCATGAAGAAGACGGGCATCGCGAAGACCTTCAGCGACTGGCTGCAGGTCAACGTGCTGGACCACGGCCACGAAGTCGAGGCGATGGCGCGGCCGCACATCGAGAAGCTGATCGGCGAAGAGCTCTACCCGGTCACGTGCTCCGACGGCAAGGAGTCCGCCTCCTGCGACGGCTTGTCGATGGACGATCGCATCGCGATGGAGCACAAGCAGTGGAACGAAACGCTTGCCGCCATCGTCGCTGCTGGTCAGGTGCCCGATGAACACATGCCGCAGTGCCAGCAGGTTCTGAAGGTGACCGGCGCCGAGAAGCTGATCTTCGTTGTGTCCGATGGCACACCCGACAAGATGGTCTACGTCTGGGTGTTCCCGAGCCCGGAGTGGTTCGAGCGCCTCCGCGCGGGTTGGGCGCAGTTCGAGGAAGACTTGGCCGCCTACGTGCCGCCCGAAGTGGTCGCCGAGCCAGTGGGCCGCACGCCAGAGTCGCTGCCCGCTCTCCGCATTGAGGTCACCGGCATGGTCACCGCCAGCAACCTGGCCCAGTACCGCGAGCACGCGCTGGCAGTGTTTGCCGGCATCAACCGCGATCTGAAGACCGACCAGGACTTCGCCAATGCCGACAAGACGGTGAAGTGGTGCGGCGAGGTGGAAAGCCGCCTCGCGGCTGCCAAGCAGCACGCACTCAGCCAGACCGAGAGCATCGATGTTCTATTCAAGACCATCGACGACATCACGGCCGAGGCGCGCTCCACGCGGCTCGAGCTGGACAAGCTGGTCAAGGCACGCAAGGAAGCGCGTCGCGGCGAGATCGTCGCCGGCGGCGTCAAAGCGCTCACAGACCACGTCGCAGCGCTGAACACTCGCCTCGGCAAGCCCTACATGCCGAGCATCTCCGCTGACTTCGGCGGCGCCATCAAGGGCCTGCGCACGTTTGACAGCATGCAGAACGCGGTGGACACCGCGCTGTCGAACGCGAAGATTGCCGCGAGCGCCGCGGCCGACAGGATCCAGATCAACCTGGGCACGCTGCGCGAGCTTGCCGCCGATCACGTATTCCTGTTTCCCGACACCGCACAGATCGTGCAGAAGGCGCCCGAGGACTTGACCTCGCTGGTCAAGACCCGCATCGCCGAGCACGATGAGAAGGAGCGCGTGAAAGCTGAAGAGCAGCGCGCCAAGATCGCAGCAGAAGAGCGGGCCAAGGCTGAGGCGGCGGTGCGCGCCGAGCAGGAAGCCGAGCGCCAGCGCATTGCCACCGAACAGGTTGCCCAAGCAGCAGCGGCGGCTGCGCCTGCACCAGTGGCTGCGCCCGCGGCCGCACTAGCACCGGCTGCCGCAGCCCCTGTAGCCAGCCCAGCGCCCGCGCCCACGGTCATCGCCATGCCGCCGCGCGCGCAGCCAGCCGCCAGCGTCGTGCCCACGCTGAGCATCGGCGCCATCAACGAGCACCTGAAGGTTGCCGGCGTGTCCACGACCGCCGAAGGCCTGCGCGTGATCGGCTTCGAGCCCGCAGGCCGCGAGCGCGCTGCGCCCCGGTACCACGAGACCGACCTCTCCCACATGTTGGCCGCCATCGTGGCTCACGTGCAGTCCATCCAGGCCAAGCAGGCCGCCTGACCACCACCCGCAACTACAGGAGCACAACCATGCCCAAGACCTACGCAGCCCCGCAGGACTTCTCGGAAGAGGAGTACGTCGCGATCCCGATGACGCCCGTCGAATCTAACCAGGTCGCGGCTGTCGGCTACGACGCGGCACGCCGCACGCTGTCCGTGACGTTCACGCGCGGCACCGGCGCGATCTACCAGTACCCGAACTGCGACGCGAAGCTGCACGCTGACTTCATGGCCGCCGAGTCGAAGGGCAAGTACTTCGGAGCGCACGTGAAGGCGCTGCCGTTCAAGAAGTTCAAGGCGCCCGTCGCCGCCTAACCCCTTTTCGGGCGCGCCCGGCCGGGCTCCTCCTCCTCCCTCCCTCCTCCCATTCCCGGCCGGCACTGCGCAAGCAGTCGCCCTCTTTTCTTCAAACCTCCCGAAAGGCATCCATGCTCGAACTGCTCGAACCGACCACCGTGAAGCTCTCCAACGTGCAGACGCGCGTGGAGAAGCATGGCGACGAAGAAGTGATGGCGATCGATCTCGCCGTCACCTGGAACACGAATAACCGCTCGCTGACGGCCATCCAGAAGCAGCTGCGCAACGCGCTGTTCTGCAACCTCGCCCAGCCGAGCGACGGCCCGCAGGCAGAAATGGAATTGCCGGTCGACGAGATGCCGAACGTGCGCGTGCCCGGCATGGACTACCCGGTGAAGCTCGACTTCCAGCAGGTCGGCGCGCGCGTCGAGGTGGCATACGGCATTGACGACACCACGGCCATCGTGCTGCAGCTGTGCAAGGTGCACAAGTTCCGCATCACGCCCATCGAAGGCGGCTCAGCCGAAGTGAAGTTCGCCATCTCCTCGGCCGCCGACATCGACGACCACATCATCGGCACGCTGTCGATCCTGCAGCAGCGCGACATCTCGCTGATGCTGGCCATGCCTGAGGTCGAGCAGCCCGAGAAGCCGCTGACCGAGCAAGACGTCTTCCCCGACTCCGAGCCTGGCGAGACCGTGAAGCTGCTCACAGCAGAAGACGTGTTCATCAGCACGCATGGCACCGGCGGCGACGACACCGATGCAGATGCCGACAGCGATGCTGATGCAGATGCCGACGGCGAGGCCTCCTGACCCATGGACTTCACCGTCATCCCCATCGAGAAGGTGAAGGCCGCGTTCGCGCGCGCCCTCGCCCTGAACCCCGACCGCGAAGCAGCCGCACGTGCTGCGGCGCAGGCCCTCGGCATCCCAGTCGAGACGGTGCGCGAGGCCCTGGCCATCAACTCGGACGCTGCCACTCCGGCGGTGCTCAAGCCCCTCATCGACTGGCAAGTCGACGACGTGCGAATGATGTATCAGTCGCCCCCTTGCGCTGCCTTTTCGCGCCCCCTCAGGGAACGTTCGGAGTTCGATGCATGAGGCGCGACGACTTCACGCTCCAGCTCGACCTTGGCCGCGAACTCATCGTCGACAACTTCGCGGGCGGTGGCGGCACTTCCACAGGAATCGAAGCCGCCTTCGGCCGTCCGGTGGACATCGCCATCAATCACGACCCCGAGGCGCTGGCGATGCACGCCATGAACCACCCGCTGACCCAGCACCTGCTGGAGAGCGTGTGGGAGGTGGACCCGATCAAGGTCACGCGCAACCAGCCGGTGGCTCTGGTCTGGCTCTCGCCCGACTGCAAGCACTTCAGCAAGGCCAAGGGCGGCACGCCGGTCGCCAAGCACATCCGCGGCCTGGCATGGGTCGGCATGCGCTGGGTTGCTCTGACCAAGCCGCGTGTGCTGATGCTGGAGAACGTCGAGGAATTCACCACCTGGGGCCCACTGCTTGTGGGCACCGACGGCTTGGCCCGGCCCGACCCCGTGCGCAAGGGCAAGACCTTCGAGAGTTTCGTGCGCCAGCTGCGCGGTCATGGCTACAACGTCGAGTGGCGCGAGCTGCGCGCATGCGATCAAGGTGCGCCGACGATCCGCAAGCGCCTCTTCCTCGTGGCGCGCCGCGACGGCCTGCCCATCGTGTGGCCCGACGCCACCCACGGCGACCCGACCAGCGCAGCCGTGCTGGCCGGCAAGCTGCTGCCCTGGCGCTCGGCCGCCGAGTGCATCGACTTCAGCCTGCCGGCGCGCAGCGTGTTTGGCCGCGAGCGTCCGCTGGCGGTCAACACCATGCGCCGCGTGGCGAAGGGCCTGTGGCGGCACGTGCTGGCCAGCCCGAAGCCGTTCATCGTCGGCGTGGGCGGTCGCATGGGCCAGTCTCCAGCGCGCTCGACCGGCGCCCCTTTGCAGACCATCACGGCGAAGGCTGACTCGTGCGTGGCGCAGCCTGTGCTCGCCCCCTTCGTGAGCGAACACGCGAACGCCAGCAACCAGCGCAATATGGCCGTCGACGAACCGCTGCGCACGATCTGCGCGCAAGTGAAGGGCGGGCACTTCTCCGTAGTGGCGCCGACGCTCGCGCCGTTGCGCGGCACCGAGGAAAGCCACCTGCAGGGCGACGACATCGAGCAGCCGCTGTCGACCATCTCCGCAGGGGGCACGCACCACGCGCTGGCCAGCGCCAACCTGGTGACCATCGGCTACGGCGAGCGCGTCGGACAGGAGCCGCGCGCGCTCGACATCACCCGCCCACTCGGCACCGTGGTGGCCGGCGGCGTGAAGCATGCGGTGGTCGAAGGCGCATTCATCACGAAGTTCCGCTCGAACAGCGTGGGCCACGACATTCAAGATCCGCTGCATACCGTCACGGCGAATAGCTTCATCAAGCGCCCGGGCGGCAGCGTGCCTCTTGGCATCGTGGCCGCGCACCTGGTCGATGCCGGACACGGCGAGGGCAAAGACGGCACGAAGCGCTTCAGCCATGGCGTGCGCAGCGTCGAGCAGCCGCTCAACACTGTGACGGCCAGCGGCGCCACCAGCGCTGTCGCGGCCATCCATCTCACCCACCTGACACACCACGGCGAACGAGCGGGCAATGATGCGTCCGAGCCCCTGCGCACCATCACCGGCGCGCACCGTGGTGAACAGGCCATGGTGGCCGCGTGCCTTGAACAGGCGAACGGCGGGTTTTATGAGGGGGACGGCCGCGCAGCGGACGCGCCAATGTCGACCATCACGTCGGCCGGCAGCAATCAGCGCCTGATCACCGCCTACTGCGTCAAGTACTACGGCACCGAGCGCGATGGCGTCTCGCTGCGCGAGCCCATGCACACGCTCCCGACCAAGGACAGGTTCGGCCTCGTGGAGATCGAGCAGGTGCCGGCAGACTGCTTGGCACCTGAGTTGCGCGAGCGAGCGCGGCTGTGCGCCGCTCTTCTGCACGAGCACCTTCCCGAGCAGTTTCCCGAGTTGGCCGACCTGGTGCTGATGCTGCACCACGGCCAGTGGTGGGTGCTGGTCGACATCACGCTGCGCATGCTCAAAGCTCCGGAGCTTTTCCTCGCGCAGAGCTTCCCGGCCGACTACGTGATCCACGAGATTCCGGATCCGGCGCTGCTGTTCGCCGGTGGCGTGCAGGCCGCCGATCCGCTCTCCGTGCCACGCATCAAGCTCAGCGCGACGGCTCAGGTGCGCATGTGCGGCAACAGCGTGGCGCCGGCGCAGGCTGAGGCTCTTGTGCGGGCCAATTTCGCGCACGAGTCGCAGATCTACGGGAGGGCAGCTGCGTGATCACTGATCGAAGCATGGGTCGCGCAAGTGTGGCGCATCAACCCAAAGGACCCGATCTAAACCGACAGTCCACGCTGCGTAACAAGGCGATCTCAACTCAACGAGTCGAGCTCCAATACTTCTTGCAGGTAAAAGCCCATCGAATTCGCAAGGGCCAATCCGAGGGGCCGGTCCAGATGATCCGCCGAGATATGGCTGTCGAGTCGAGCTTTGGCCATGCCGGACAGAGCCCGCATCTTGTAGGTAGAAACGCGCCGGGACAAGGGGAGCAATTCCAGGCGCAAGCCTTCACCCATCTGAACGGCGACGCCAACAGCCGCAGACACCTCATGGAGCGAGTAGCGTCCTGTACCTGCAGCGGCAGCTTGAGCGTCTATCAAAGTGGCAATCAATGTTTCCTTGAAAACGGTCGCCTGCTGGTTAGCGCCGATTCGCTCCCTCCGTTCGCTGCCCCGCGCAATGAGCACCGCAGCAACAATCGCTGCAACCGAACCTATAGCCTGAACCCAGCTCGGCGCCGAAGTCTCCAAGAACTTCGCGAACCAGTTCCAGCCGCCGGCTGCTACGAGGGCGAGCGAACTGAAAAGCAGGCAGAGAAAAACGGCTCCGACCACCGTAGCCCATTCAGGCTCCTCTTTCTTCATCGACACCTCCTCTTTCGGAAATACGAAGTATTGCGGGCCTCAGTCTTCGAGGTCGAACTGCATCTGCAGCTGCCGAATAATCCGGGCGATATCAGGCCGGTGCGCATTGCGGTCGGTCAACACGGGGACCGTCCAGCTCGGCCCGTCGTCACCGTAGACGCCGGTGCCCACCACGTAGCCGCGGTGCACGTCCGTGATCTGGCCGGCCAGGTCGGGGATCGCCTCGATGCGCTCGATCAGCAGTTGGTGCAACTGCTTGGCGGTGCGGGTCGGTTTGGGCATCTATTTGCTCAGTCAGGGGATGACAGTGACGTGCGTGCCGGCAGCGAGTTGCTTCGCTCTGACCTTCACCTTCTCGTAGCTCACCCTGCAGGATTCGACCTCTCCGTCGAACGCTCGAAAAAAATCCTCGTACTCCGTGGAGTTCAGTCGATTGGCATCCGCAATTCCAGCGCTCAAAAGCCGCTTGAGCGAAAGGCAGCTCTCAGTCAAGAGCAGCAAATCCCTGGCCATTATTGCGTCATCAAGTTCATGAAGCGGAACGGCCTCAATTCTGGCGGCGATGCGAGCGATGTCTTCCATCTCGAAGTAGACGTTCTTGTTCTTGATGTCCATGAGCGCAGCGCGATCTGGCAGCTTTTTGCGCAGCCAGGCTGCGTGCGTCGATGTCACATGCGCCAGCGCAACCACTACCGAGTGGCGACGACGGCGAGATTCAACGTCCGCTTCCTTTTGTCGCTTGCGCTCCAGTTCGTGCTGCCACAACACCACTCCCGATGTGGCAAGGATTGCGAGCACCGAGAAAACGGCTTGCACCCACGACGCCAGCCCGCTGTTTGCATTCGTCCACAGGACAACGGCCGACCACCCCGCTGCCAGTGCGATCAGCGCAGCACCAGTGGTCCACAAGGCGAGCATTTTCCAGCCGTTCATTTTCCCCGTCCTCTCTCATTGGAGCCGGAAGTATGCATCTCCTAGACACCTCCCCCGAGCGCTTGCGCGCGCACGAGATCCAGCGCCTGCAGATGGAGGCCGAGCGCCTTGCTGCCTACGCAGTCGCGCACGACCTCGCCCTCGACATGAAGGTCGAGCCCCAGCAACCGCCCAGCATCAAAGTCCGGGAGACCCGCCATGGCAGCTGACAGCAAGATCGAATGGTGCGACCACACCTTCAACCCGTGGATCGGGTGCACGAAGGTGTCCATCGCTGCGAGCGGTGGCGGTGGTTGCGACCACTGCTACGCTGAGATGAGCACGCCGGTTCGGGTGCTTCGCGGCAAGGGCGAAGAGACCTGGGGCGCGGGCGCGCAGCGCGTTCGCACAAGCGCCGCGAACTGGACATTGCCGAAGCGATGGAATGCGCAGGCCGAGAGCTTTCGCGCCCAGCATGGCCGCCGTCAGCGCGTGTTCTGCGCAAGCCTCGCAGACTGGCTCGACAACGCCGTGGACATCGAATGGCTGGTCGACCTGCTCGCGCTGGTGCGGCTGACGCCCGACATCGACTGGCTGATGCTGTCGAAGCGGATCGGCATCTGGCGCAGCCGACTCGAAGCTGCCGCCGCAGCACTGCGCGACCGGCTCGAGCGCGCATCCGAGACGGCCGTGGCGCTGCTGCGCTGGATCGAGCGCTGGCTCGCAGGAGACGCTCCGGTCAATGTCTGGATCGGCGCCACTGTCGTGAACCAGGCCGAGGCCGATCGCGATGTTCCGAAGCTGCTCGCCGTGGCTGCTGTGCGACGCTTCCTGAGCATGGAGCCGCTGCTGGGGCCGGTCGATCTGCACCTGCCATGGTTCAGCGAGCCCGGCACGCAATACAAGCCGCTGCTGCATTGGGTGATTGCCGGCGGCGAAAGCGGCGCCAAAGCGCGGCCCATGCACCCCGACTGGGCGCGGAGCCTGCGCGAACAGTGCGCCTCCGCCGGCGTGCCGTTCTTATTTAAGCAGTGGGGCGAATGGATCGAACCCGACATCAACGGCATGCCTGTCCGGCTCACGGCACGCGAGGGCGATCCCGAGTTTTTCGATGCGGCGGCGAAGGTCGATGGATTCCTCTGCGTCGACGGCCGCTTCGAAGAGCACGTCGACGACCTGAAAGATGACGTGCGCTACCTTGGCATGGAGCGCATCGGAAAGAAAGCCGCTGGTCGCCTGCTCGATGGCCGCGAATGGAATGAGGTGCCCCATGGCGCCGCCTGAGTTCATCAGCACGGCCGCGTGCCCGCTGGTGCCGGTCGTCAAGGAGCTGCCGATCCTGTTCAGCGCAGCGATGGTGCGCGCGCTGCTGGACGGCTCGAAGACGCAGACGCGGCGCGTGATGGCGCGTCAAAAGCAGCATTCGTTCACCGACTACACGTTGTTCGGGCAGCGCGGGCATGCGGACGATGAAGCAGCGCGCCGCGGCGGTTGGGCGCAGCCTTGGGTCGCCATCGAGCACGCGCCTGACTGGCCAGACGGAAAGGATGACCAATGCTTCTGCCCTTACGCGCGGGAGCGGGGCGACCGGCTGTGGGTCCGCGAAACCTATCTCGCGTGGGGCCGATGGGAAACGCGCTACAGCGCGAAGAAGGGCCGCGACGAATGGCACTTCGTGGACATGACCATCGAATGCGGCAAGGCCTACCTGTACGACGCCGACCACCCGCGCCCGCAGCCGCTCGCCGGGAAGCGGGACGGCGGCGTCACGCCGAAGTGGTGGAAGCGCCCGGCCATCTTCATGCCGCGCTCGGCCTGCCGCATCCAGCTGGAAGTGACCGACGTGCGCGTCGAGCGCCTGCAGGACATCAGCGAAGAGGACGCGCGCGCCGAGGGCATCAGCGCTCATCGCAAAGGCGGCTGGCACTGGGAACAACCGCCAGCCGGTATCGAGGGCACCAACCACTTCGGTTTCAAGACGGCACGCGATGCCTACCGCGCTCTGTGGGAAGCCATCAACGGCCCTAACAGCTGGACCGCGAACCCGTGGGTGTGGGTGGTCGACTTCCGGAGGATCCGGCCATGAAGGAATTCGGCCGTTGGTTCGAAGAGCAGGTGGTGCCGACTCCACCAGCAACAGACGCGGCAGTGCCGCTGCTCGAAGACCAGCTCGAAGCGCTGGGCCTCGACCTCATGAAGGATGGCAGCGTCATCGGCAAATGCCGCAGCTGCGGCGGCGACATCTGCTGGACTGACTACCTTTCCGTCGACGAGATCGTGCGCGATGGCGTGGGCGAGGAAATGTGCGGCAGAAACGAGAGGTGCTGCCCATGACTACGCCCGGGTTTGGCGCCATCTCCAGCGCCGTGGCGCGCGCAATGTCCGAGGTGCGCAGTCAGCACTGCAAGCCACCGACCTACCGCCCTGCCGAGACGCAGCGCGGCTCCATCCGCTGCCCGAAGTGCGGCGGCCTTGTCACCTACACAGCCAGCGCGATCGACGGCCGCACGAGCGGCCACTGCTCGAGCTCGGGCTGCATCAAATGGACGGACTGAACATGAACGACACCTTCCGCGGCGACAACGCCCACATGGTCCGCAGCATCGAAGCGCTGCTCAACCTTGACGCCGCCGGCGCGATGGCACCGCATGGCATTGGCGGCCATGCCCGCGAGCTCCTCGAATCGGCCGCGGTCCGATTACTGGCACCGGAGGCCCAGGCAGCCGACATGTGCCGGATGCACGGCGAGTCCCTGCAGCGCGTCGGCACGGCGTTGGATCTGCCGGCGGGCGCGGATGTGTATACCGCCTGCGTTGCTGCCATCGAGGCGTTGAAGGCGCGGGCCGCTGCTCAAGCAGGAGCACTGCTGACGGTGGACGTCGTGGAGCAGATCGCCCAGAAGTGGGACGGCTGCGAGTACGAAGGCGTCGGCGGGGACATTGACATCGGAGATTCGATCCGCAGGACAGGCCTGAATCTCGCTCTCGCAGCCACCCAGCCCAATGCCGCTGCCGAAGTGGTGGCGTGGCGCTATCCGCTCGGCGGCGGCCGATATGCCGCAACGACGAACGAGCGCGATGCGCGCAGCGCTTCTACAGACGGCAGCGTGGACGCGCTGGGGGTCATCCACGCCGCACCTGGAGCCGCTATCGATGCGCGCGAGCAGTCCCAGCGCGAACGCATGAGCGTCCGGTTCGCACACCGCCCCAAGAGCGGGGCAACAGCAGACTTTGATCTGCCGGCCGAGAGCGATGCAGTCGAGGCGCCCGAGCAGGAAACAGTGCAGGTGCCGCTGACGTTCATTCGTGGCTTCTACACGCTCGCGCACAACTACTCGCTCACGGCGGTTCCGCCCGACTACTACTGGGGTAACGAGCGCGACGCCTTCAGCAGCGCATACCGCCGATGCGGACAGGACTTGGTGAAGCTGCGCGCGCTGATCCCCGCAAAGCCCCGCGCATCGCGCGTGGAAACACCAGCTGTTCGGCTCGTTGCTGAGCCCGACACGGTGCTGCGAGGCGTTGACGAACTGGTGCGCGAGGCCTATGAGCACTGGGACGCAGACCGCGAGTTCAAGGTGGGGAAGATCCTGCTCGCGCTCCTCGGCCACAACAAGGGCTACGACAAGCGCGCGGATGCATGGCGTGCGGCGATTGGAGGTCTGTGATGGCCGTCATCGAGAACGCCGCCGCTTCACCAGAGGCCTTGGCCAAGTGGCGCGCGTCTATGCGCAACATGGACCGCGCCGAGCTGCTGGCGCAGCAGTTGGTGCAGCGCGGCGCCGAACACGCTCTCGCTGAACTGCAAAAGCTCGGCGCGACGGCGGCGCACTGCGCCGCGATGCTCGCCAGCGTCCGCGAAGCGCTGATCGAAGTGCACACGGTGGCGGCAGCGCGCGGCATCGACCTGGTGGGCTATTCAGCGCCCGGGCCCGAAGACACGCCGCGCGAAACCGGCGAGGGAGACGCGCGATGAAGCTCTGGGCCATCCGCTGGGGACCGTTTCCCACCAACCCGCGAAGCCACGGCTGGGTCGACTGGACCACGATAGGCCGGACCCGCCGCGAGGCGTGGGAGAAGCATGCCGGCAACGAATCTCCGAACGCGACGCCGCACTGGCGCGCGAAGCTCAAGCGCATGCGCCGTACGGGAGTGATTCGCGCTGTGCGCATCGAAGTGACGGAGGTGCCCTGATGTCCGCGCGCCCCTTCTACACAACGGTCTACCACCGCATCGATTGGCGCTTAGCCGACGCGTTCCGACCTCAGCCGGGATGGGGATCTCGTGTGTTCACTGCCCCTGTGGCCGCGCTCGGTGGCATGAGCGAGTCGGCCTTGCTCCAAGCCGCTCATCAGATCGCCCCAGAGGGTCACCGGCTCACCAGCCTGTCGATCCACCCTGCCGACGGGGCAGATCGCATTATTTGGAGCACGCCGCCGGATGCCCGCATGGCCAGCCCCGAACTCAACCAGGCGCGCGACGACGCGCTGAAGGAGGTTTTTTGAGCGACATGTTCCTCTCCGACAAAGAGATTGACGGCATGTGCGAAGGCCTCGGCCCGACCTCGCACGCGGCAAAGCGCAAGCGGCTACAGCGGATGGGCCTGATCGTGAACGAGAAACCCAATGGCCGGCCGCTGGTGGTGCGCTCGCACGCCGAGGCTGTGCTGAGCGGCCGCGCTGCACTCGAGCGGCAGGCTGAGGTACCAGAGCCAGCGCGGCCGACTGCCGGCGACCGGGCCGCGGTCATCGCCCTTTTTGGCCGGAAGGCGGCCTAAGATGCCCCCCACCATGGGCCGCCGCCGCAAAACCGACACTGGGCTGGAGCCTCGCGTCTACCTCAACCACGGGGCCTACTACTACGTCCACCCGGGCGGCAAGTGGGAGCGCCTGGGCACCGACAAGGACGACGCGAATCGCAAGGCCCGGATCCACAACGACCCGGACAGCCTGTACGGCACGATGGTCTACTGGCTCGACCAGTTCCTGCTGCACTGCGACCAGCGGGTGCTTAAGAAGACCATGGCCGCGCGCACGCGCGACGACTACCGCGATGCCATCGAGGCGCCCACCGAGACCCGGAAGCGCGGCGCCCTGCGCGTGTTCTTCGCTCCGCCGCGCACGCCCGCGGACATCACGCCGGCGATGGTGCAGGACTTCCTGACGACGATGCAGGAACTCGGTCGCCCGACGCCGGCGAACCGGGAGCGCGCCTGCCTATCGGCGTGCTTCGGCTGGCTGCTGCGCACCGGCAAGGTGCCGGGCCTGCAATACAACCCCTGTCTGCGGGCCAGCGGCGTCCAGAAGAACAAGGAAGTGCGCCGGGCCCGCTACGTCACGCACGACGAGTTCCGCGAGGTTTACGCGGTCGCGGCGGCCAGCGAGCGCCTGATGATGGAGCTGACCTACCGCACGCTGCAACGGCCCGAGAGCGACATCGTGCTGTGGACTTCGGCGAACCTGATCACCGAGGGCGGCGTGCGGAAGCTGCACCACATCCAGAACAAGACGAAGGTGGAACTGAAGATCGAGCTGCCGGCCAGCGTGACGATCCTGCTGGACAAGGCCCTGGGCACCGAGAGCAACGTGGTTCGGCTGCTGCAGCCGCTGGTGCACCGCCTGGACGGCGACGCCTACACCTACGACGGGATCTGCTCGAACCTGAAGAAGTCCATCGAGGTCGCCAACGTGCGCCGGAAGGCCCGCGGCATCGCGCCCATGCCGTCCTTCGGATTCCGTGACCTCAAGGGCAAAGGCGCGACGGACATGTGGCTCGCCGGCGTGCCCATCGAGCAGATCCAGCTGCTCTGCGGCCACAAGAACAAGGCGACGACCGAGGTCTACATCAAGCAGCGGTGGCGCGAGACGGCACAGCCGAATATGGTGGAAATGAAGGTGTCCTGA